TTTTGTCTGCTGCGGATACGGAAGGCGCAAAGGGACGCATTAAAATTTTCGCGGCAAGTAACCCGAAAGATAGGACAAGTGAATTTGGAAAAAGATGCGAGCCAGCCAGAGGCTGGGGGAGTGTTGACTGCGAAGATGATTTTGAATGGGAGTCACGGGATGACTGGCACGTTTTAAGGTTAGACGCAGCTAGGTGCGAGAACGTCATTGAGAGGAAGATTGTATTTGCTGGTTTACAGACAAACGAAGGTTACACGGCATACGAAGCCAAAGGCAGGACAGCTGAATATTTTACCATGGCTAGAGGTTGGTTCCCACAGGAAGGTATTTCCATGGCAATCATTACCCCTAGCATGATGGATAACGCAATGGGTAACGTGCGATTTATTGGGCCTGTAGTGCCGCTAGCAGCGTTCGATTTGGCGTTGGAGGGTAACGACCAAGTTATTTGTTCTTTCGGTCGATTTGGGCTTTCTGATGGGTGGACACCAATGAGCGGACAATTTATTGAATTCAAGACTGCACGGACAGTATTGCAAATGGATTCGCAGATTACGTTCCCAAAAGCAGCTACGCTAGAACAGACGTATAACATAATTAAGTTCTGTAAGAACATGAAGATTGCTCCTAACTGGTTATGTGTTGATCGAACTGGTAACGGAGCAGGAATCCACGATTCGCTAAAGACTTTGTTTGGAAGTGAAGTCATGGGTGTGAATTATTCATGGGCTGCAACGGAAACACATATTCTTGGTGACGACTCGCAAAAAGCCAGTGAGCTTTATAATGGGGTTGTCACCGAGCTTCTTTTTGGAGTGGCAAAGTATTTGGAGTTTGAATATCTAAAAATATCACCGGGGTTCCGCAACGATGCGTTAGTTCGTCAAGCTACTGGAAGACGCTATATGCAAAAGGGTAAAGGCATGGTTCGCGTGGAAAGTAAAAAAGATTATGTTAAACGCACTAGGCAAAATTCTCCAGATGCTTTGGATTCGTTGTCATTGTTAGTATTTTTGATGCGGCAGCGTGGTGGAGCTATTGCAACCATGGTTGAAGATAAAAAAACATTGCCACGATTAATGGATCGCGGAATGAAGAGTATCGTCGATAAAACTGAATATATTGACTTTTCTGAGTGATTTGCTTGCTTAATACATCAAAAATGATAAAAAACGCTTGCAAATCTTAATATTTTAACATATTAGAATCGAACTCATGGCAAAAGTTATTCTTGGAATGATACCGCCCGGCGGTTGGCACTACTTTGATTCAGACGCAAAGTTGACAGCACATTCGTATGAAGGACTTCTTAAAGTTGTTGAGGACTACAGAGCAGAGAATCATTTGTCTGTTGGTGACGTTGAAGGTGATGTTAATAGTTATATTTGCTCTAACTGGCCTAATTTCTGTCATGGAGTTGACATGGTTACTGTGACAAGTGTTCACCCAGAATCTGAGCAGCAAGCTTTGCTTAACGATATTACAACTTGGGCTAGAAATTTACTTAATTCAAAAACTGCAAACAACCTAGTTTCTGATGGATTGGCAGAGGAACGGGCAAAAATTTGCAAAGGTTGTCAACATAATAAAAATTGGCGAGGCGGATGTTCTTCTTGCATTTCAGCAGCAGATAGAATTAGTGCAAGTGTTCGCAACGGAAGAGACACTCAATCGTCAACTAAATTAGGAGGATGTCGCATTTTGCGACATGATAACCGCAGTGCAATTTTCTTTGACAAGAATAAACTTTCTCAAGCAACCTCCACCCCAGACCATTGCTGGATGAATATACAATAAATTATGGCAGACGTTCTTAAACCGCTTCCCGCATTCGTTACTGATAGTTATGCGAATAAATCTCCAAGGATTACTAATTCACACGATAAACCTCGCATCCTCGATCTTGATGTTGTTGATCCTACTACTGGCAATAATTCCGATACTGTTAATAAAGATACTTTGCAGGTTAAGCGGACTTTTAAGGATGCCGCTCAAGCGTACTCTGCATATCGCAGGCTTAAACAGCAGAATGTCGAAAGGAACAAGAAGAACCAACTCATTCAAAAGAAACTAAACAATGAGCCTCCATATAGTGCTAAAAAGCTGGAAAGCATGGGTCAGAACTGGCGGTCTAATCGCCCTACTGGTTTTCTTTCCACGATGGTTAGCAGAATTCAACCTCCGTTTCGGCAAGTCATCGAACAGGCTGCAACTCTCACTTTCTCCAAGTTCCCAGTCGAAGGAGTAGACGCTGAGAACAAGACTAAAGTATTCCGTGAGGAAATTACTAAAACGATCCGTGGATGGTCTGGACATGATGATTTATTGGCGCAAATCGTACATGAGAACACAACTTTTGGCTTTTGTGGCGTTTGCTGGGATGATCTTCGTGATTGGAAACCAGAATTTCTAAGACAAGATTATACGTTTTTTTCTATTGAGACTCCGCAAGAAGTTGAAGGAACACCGATTTGGGCAAGGAAACGCAGGTATCAAATTGCTGAATTGCTTCCTATCTTGGAAGATCCAGTTATGTCTGCAATGGCTGGTTGGCATATTAAGAACCTAGTTAAATCGATTAACAACGCTGTTCCTGCTGGCAGAACGCTCGACAGCGACGATGACGCTAGGCGTTATGAAGACTGGATTCGTGAAGGTAGTTACGGAGCAAGTTATGAAAATGACGCAAAGTATGTTGAATTAGGTGAGTTGCTCGTTAGAGAACCGCATGGCAAGATTAGCCGATTCTTGTTTGACGATAAGAGTGGCGACGAGATTTGTACGCAGATTGATCGTTACAATAAGATGAGTGAGTGCTTATCTTTGTTTGCTATTGAAATTGGCAATGGCAATCTTATGGGTTCCCGTGGTGCAGGACGTGACTTGTACAACACACATATCGCTGTTGATAAAGCTCGTAACCTTGTTGTTGATAACGTATATCTCAAAGGAATGCTGTTGCTCAAGAAAGGGCCAAATGCTAAAGCTGGAGCAGCACCACTTACTGTCCATCATCCTATCTGCTATATCGCGGAAGGATATGATGTCATTCCACAGAATCTCCCTGCTGATGTTGATGATTTCCTTCGCCTAGATCAGTTTATTAGTGGACTAGCTGAAATCCAAGTTGGCACGTTCTTGCCCGGTCAAGCTATTGGTGAGAAGCAAGGTCGCGCAACTGCATCCGAAGTTAATCGTGTTGCAGCTATTGAGAACCAACTCCGCGAAGGTATCTTGATGCGTTGGACGAAACAATACTCTAAATGCGTTGAACGTATGCAACGTGGTATTTGCCATCCAGAACACGTTAAGTCCGCTGCTGAACTAAAGACACGTCTTGATATTGCACGTCAAATTGTTCCTAACGCAGTCTGGGCTAGACGTGAAGTTGTTGATGCTTTTGATCGTTCTGTGATGGATCTTCCATCATTCCTAGTTCCTTTTGAAGTTCCTGAGCATCTTGATGAGGAAGCAATCAATTGTTGCCTTAACATGATGGAACGTAACCTTCCACCAAGTGATATCCTCCTCATGGCGTATAGCCCTGCCGAAGAGTTACTCCCCGACACTCAAGCGCAGGACAACGCCATGTTGGATATGATGGTGCAACGCTATACTGGCAATCCTAACGTAAACCAAGACGAGTTGCTGAAACTTGATTGGTCGCGTAAGTTGGGTGAGAGCATTGCAAACCAAGTTATCTTGCCAAAGGATCAAGTTGAGACGCTGGCTATTGAGGCTACACGTCAACAGATTGTTGAGTTGCAATCTATCATTGCAGGTCAAGAGATTCCTGTTTCACCACGGGATAATGACATTGTTCACTTGGATGTAATGTCTCAGAAGCTAATGCCATTGATTGAGCAAGCTCCTGCTGGCGCATTGCCACCTGAGATGGTTCAGCCATTCATGCAAGCGTTGCGTCACTTTATGATGCACGTTCAACAAGCTAAGGCGAAAGGAACTGAAGTTTCTAAATACGAGCAATCGGCTAAACAAGCGTTTGCACATCTTACAGCAGGTCATGGAACACCTCCACCTCCAGAATTACAACCAGCGGCAGCAATGCCACCGCATCAAGGTGGTGGAGGAGGAGGAAGGCAAGCCGCAGCACAATCTAAAAATGTCGCAGAACTAACGGCGGCAGCATCACCAACACAAGGTGGAACGATTAGCGAAATTGCTAACCCACCTAAACCACCAACAGCAGCTTAATATTATGGGCGGAGCAAACACACAATCAAAACTAACAGAATCGCAAGCATACGATCAACTTAATAAACAAGGCATGAGCGGTTCACCAGATGAATCTCTAGGCGGTTATCTTCGTGGAGGTAAAAAACTTGTTAATGAAATGATTGGTGGAACTGCTCCAAGAAAACCAGTTGCTCCTGATAACGAACAAGCAACAATTGATCGACTTAACAAGCAAGGCATGAGTGGAATGGCTGATGAATCGCTTAGTCATTATCTTAGAGGTGGAAAGCAACTTGTTAAAGAAATGCTTGATCCAAATTACAACAGGAATGTTGCAAGGCCAGTATCTTCTTACGAAGCTATTGACGAAGGTTTAAAATAAAGAAACAATAAATAAATAAATATCATTATGAAATGGACTAGCGCAGACAGCGTTACCTTACGGGAATATTTAATCAAATCTAACAATAAATTAATAGAATATTACCGATCACGCATTCCATTGTGTGACGGAAAGACTATTGAGGAAGTTGCACTTCAAGCGAAGTTCAAAGAAGGTTTTGAATTCGCTATTCGCGAACTGCGAGACCTTTCTTCCATGAACGAAGAAAACCAAGACGCATCTGCTGGTAATTTTACCGCAATGTAAAAATATATAACTTCAGTAAAAATATAAAAATATGACAGACACAGACGAAAACGTAGTAGAACCAGACGTAACAGGCTTTGGTAATCCTAGCCTCAACTCAGACCCAATAGATGAAGATACATCCTCACAAATTGATTCACTCCTTGATGAAGCTATCGGAGAAACTACTGAAACGATTCAACCTCAAGTGGAGGAACCCGCACAGGAACCAGATGGCGTTCTGGACGAGCCTGTCGCTCCAACACCTGTTGAGCCAACGCCTGTCGCAGAAACTGCAACACCCCAAGCTGTCCAAGAGCCGAAAGTTGACATCGACCCAGAAATCGCAGCCATTGAGCAGCCTCGCAATCTCTCCGAAAAAAACCAAAGCAACTGGCGTAAACTTCAAGAAACCGCATCAACATACAAACAGCAAGCCGCTGAAGCCGAAATTCTGCGTCAACGTCTCCTTGAAGCCGAAAGTAAGAGAGTTGAAGCTCCGCAAGACTACGACGAACTCAAAAAGTTCCGTGCAATCTTCGACATCAAAAACGATCCAGATTTCAAAAGCAAATACGTTGAGCCGATCCAAAATGCCAAAGAAAGCGTCTACAGCATCCTCCGCAAACATGGTGCGGGTGACGAAGTAATCAAGTCTATTGAAGATGCTGGTGGCCCAACAAAGGTATCTGATGAGTTTTGGAAGCAAGATGCGTTTTCAAAGCTGCCATTAACAGATTCTGAGCGTCTAAAGCGTGGTCTTGTTGACGTATCTGACCTGCAAGAGAAGCAAGAAGCTGAGATTGCCAATGCCGCTGAACACGCTGACGAGATTCTTGTTCAACGTGAGACGGCAAATAAAGAATGGTATGACAATACAATTAAAGATATTGACAATACCATTGATGAGATCACAAAAGAACTCCCATGGGCTAGGTATGCTGAACCAGCACCTAATGCAACTCCCGAGCAACTTGCACAGATTCAGAAGCACAATGAGACTGTTGCTGGCCTTGCTCAGAAGTTTGAGTCCGCACTATGGCCTACAACTGCTCAAGAACGGGCAAATGTAGCTGCATCTGCCGTATTCTCCCATGTTCTAACTGAGCAACTTCGCACTGAACAAGCGCAGAAAAACGCATTGATGGATCAGATCAAGCAATTGACTACTGAAAACAATAAACTCAAGGGATCATCTAAGATTCCTAAGCAATCAATCAATACACCAACTAGCAATAAGCCAAGTTCCATGCACGACCGCATTAAAATGAATGCTGCTGACGCAATTGACCTCGGTTTGGACGAAGCTGGACTGTAAATTATACACAAAACTCATTATAAATAGCTATATATGTCTATTACACCTAAAGTATCGCCAGATGAGCGAATCACTATGAACGCATTGGAGTCTGCTGACCCATTTGCAAGGCCGGGACAGGTAATTCCACCTGCAAATCAGAATCGAGTTGCTAAAAAGCCGGGACGTAAGCCAAAAGTTGATGAAAAACTCAAATCTGAGGAAAAAACTCCAAAAGTTGAGGAAAATGTCAAAGTTGAAGAGGAAAAACCTCTTGAAAACATCGAAATACCAGTTTTGAAAGAAAAAGATAGCGATATTCCTTTCAAAAAATCTCAAGAACAAGTTTTGACGGAAAAAAGCATACATATTTCCGACAAAACACCTGAAATTCCCATTGTAGAGGAAGTTCAAACACAAGAACTAAACAATACATTACCATATGAGAAACCTATTGTAGAGTCTCGCTCAAGTGATGGACTTCCATCGTATCGTTGTGAGTTTGCAGGACGCGACATCTTTGTTGGATTTCCATGTTACAAGACAACTAACCCTGTAACGGCATTCACAATGATTGCAATGGCACTTGATTTCGGACGTGACAAGATCCGCTTCGATATGTCAATCGGTGAAGAAACAATTCGAGACGCAAGAAACAATCTTATTCAAAAGTTCCTAGAAACGGACGCAAAATGGATGTTGATGATTGATGATGACATTATTCCTTCAATCGGTCGTCCATCATGGATACGTTCAACAGTTACAGCGGCTCGTAAATTAGCAGATTTGCCACTACAGAGGCATATTATTCATCGGTTGATAGGCAGCGGCAAAACCCTTGTTGGAGGGGCTTATTTTGGTCGCAAGGAAGGATCTTCACTTATGGTTTCAGATCGTTCGCTTGACGCTAAAGCTAAAACATACCCTGATGTGATTGCCCCAGTTGATTGGATTGGCACAGGTTGTCTATTGATACACAGAAAGGTATTAAATGACATTAAACAAAAATTCCCTGAGCTATCGACGCAAGGTAATAGCTCTATTCAATCAACATTCGATTACTTCCGCCCTATTAATCCTCAAACAAGCGAAGACGTTTCATTCTGTAAAAGAGCAAAAGAAGCTGGACATCAGCCACACATTGATCTCGGAACACCCGTCTTCCATGTTGGAAGTAAAGCATACTAAAGTTTGTAAATAGACATAAAAACATCTATTATGAAAACTAAAGTTTACTCATACTATGAAAGTATCCAGACATTGCCACAGGCAGAGCAATTTGCCCGTGCAAACTGGTGGAAGACCTCATGGGAGAAAAATGGTTGGGATTGCGTGATGCTTAACAAGTCTCACGCAGCAGCATCTAATCTACACACTAAACTAATACAAAAACTAGGGAAGTTATTGCATACACTTCCAGATAACTTGCGGCACTATTTTCCACAAATTGTCGCTCGTTACTCTAGATGGTCAGCATTACACGCTGCCGGTGGTGGATGGATGTCTGATTACGATGTCGTTAATCTTGGATTCACTCCATCTGACGCTATTCCGTATCAAGGTGAACTGAACATGACAAATGGTCGTCCGTGCTTTCTTTTTTATTCTAATAGAGAAAATTGCGCTGCTGCAATTCACAAATTTATCTCAGAGGAATTCATATCAGATAATGTGTTAAAAATAGAATCAGATATTCTTAACATAAAAGATAGACTATCTGCTATCGGTGATAAAGTTCGTCACATTGATAAATGTGATATTCCTAAGTCAGAAGTAATGGCATCTTTGCTGTAAGTTATACAATGCTTACTTGGTGGTGAGTTCGGTGCATAGCAGATCCCACATAATGGGATACTGCTAAAAATACACGATGCTTTCTCGTATGGAGCCGTTCGTATGCTTTTATGAATCACTCGGCCAGAGGTCGTCCTTTGCCTAGCCTTACTTTAGTTTACACCTTTCGGTGAGAGCCAGTTTGATTCGCAGACCTCTTCCTTTCGGAAGAAGCTATTAAGTTGGTAGTCTGTTACCCCTCCCAACGCCTCTCCTTCACACGGGAGTCCTTTTCAGGTTTGTTCCGCAGTCATGGGATAGAACCATGCCGTGCTACGCTCATCTTATTTTAGGGCTACTTTTGGGAACTGCCGTTAGGCTTCATACAAAAGGAAAAACCCGCCTTGATATTCACAGTATCGAGACGGGTTATTTTGCTGGAGAGTAAAATTATTTCGCCTGAATCCTGTGAAAATTCAAGTAAGATGTTAGAAATATTGCATTGTTTTTTTAACAGGTCAAATCTTTTTTTCGTCGTGACATAATTATTTTTTCTATGTCACGGAATGTTTTTTGTTGACATATTCGTTAATATATCGCAGTTCTGAATTCACTTCGGCAGGTAGGTTCCGTATACCTATGACTCCGTGGAAGTCACAAAATCCACAAACAGGCCGTATCAACAAGCCCAACGTGCCGGGGCGAACAAACAAGAAACAAGCAGTAGAATTGCGCAAGCATTTCTATGCACTTGAATGTCGCCCAATAGATCTTCTAAAGGGTCGGTTCAAGCAGAACAAACCTAAACAAAACAAAATCAGAAAACAAATATTATGGCTCAAGAATGTATCCCACTAGCGACAATTCAGAATTTCGCTTCTAAAGACGTAAACCGCATCATCGGCCAAATCGGTCGTGTGCTTGCTCGCAAATCTCCTTACATCAACTCGATTGATGGCGGAACTCTTCCTAGCGTATCGGACGTTGTTCGTAGCGTTGTTGAGGAAATGGCAGTGCCTGCCGCTTCTCTCGCTTCTCCTACGTTCCAAAACGATCTGAACCTTTGCGGAATCGGTGCAACCCCTGATGTTGTTGGCTCGACTGAGTATCAGTTCCAACTCCAGACTCTTCGTGGTGCTGGCCCTCGTGTTTGCGTTAAGCAAGCTCGCACGGCGTTTAAAGGTTCTTACCTCCAAGCTCAAGTTTCACTTGAGAAAACGATCCTTCAGATCATCAACGCTGACATCCGTTATCAATACCTCATTCAGTCTGGTATTAAATACGTTGTCAACAGCACATACTCGTTTGGCAATAACCTCACGGGTGATATGCAGCAAATCAACACCAAGTTCGCCACTCATCTACCTGATGCGCCTATGAACTTCAAGACCCTCTATCGCATTGGTACTTTCCTCCGCGAAGAGATGCTTGCAGAGCCTTTTGCATCCAAAGATGGTGAGTTCTTCCAAGTTCTCGCTTCTGCCGATCAGATCGAAAACTTCCGTAACGATGCAGATGTTAAAGAAGACTTGCTCTATCTTACCGCTGGTTCGTTCAAGTTGGGTGATGAGTCCATCTCTGGTTATCAGTTTATGGGCTATCGCGGTTTCGCCTTTGGTATCGACCAACAGCCACTTCGCGCTACTGGTTTTGATGGCAGTGGCAATCTCGTTCTTGTCAACCCAATCGTCAGCACTGCAGTGACAAATGGTTTTGCTCAACGCCGCAACCCAGCTTGGGTAGCTGCTGATTACGAAGTTATGTTTGTAATCGGTGGCGAAGCGTTCAAACGCCTCGTGCCTGAACAATACGTTGGTGAAGGAACATTCCGTTTTGCTCCTCAGCTTGCCATGGGTGAGTTGGAGTGGACATACTTCCGCGACAATGATTGTAACTTGTATGGTGACTTCGGTCAGCATATCTATCAAATCCAACGCGCTATCCAGCCAATTCGCCCACAGAACGTGTGTGCGATTGTCTACAAGCGTTGCCCATTTGATGGCAATCCTTTGCCTTGCGAAACTGGACTGTAATAAGGTAAGTTAATATCGGTGCGGTTAGGTAATACTAGCCGCACCTAATTAGCTTATTTAATTAAAAAACCTATGGAAAACATCCCTTCAATTCTCGACACAGCAAAATTCCGTCACCTTGTTCTTGATGGAGTAAATTCAATCGAAACTGCACTTGCAAGTCTGCAAGGGTTTGCAATTCCTGAATACGACGAACTTTCTTTGACTTACTATGGAACAACAAACAATATCGCTACTGTGGTTTACAGCAAAGCATCGGTTGTAGTTGCAACACTTACGTTGACGTATTCCGTTCAGCCTCCAGTTTCCAATGACGCAAATCTTGTTAATGTAACAATTTCTTAATATTATGGGCCTAAAATTCAATCCGTTCACTGGTAAATTGGATTTTACTGGAGTAAGCTCAACTGCAAGCATGGGAGCAACAGGAGCTACAGGCCCATCTGGAGGGCCAACAGGAGCTACTGGCGTAATTGGATCTACAGGAGCAACAGGTATTGGATTAACTGGTGCTACAGGTGCAACTGGAGTTGTTGGGAACAGTGGAGCCACTGGAGCTACAGGTATTGGAATTCAAGGAAGCACAGGAGCTACAGGTGTAGGTTCTCAAGGTTCTACAGGAGCTACTGGAATAGGAATTCAAGGTTCAACAGGAGCTACAGGAGCTACAGGATTACAAGGATCTACAGGAGCCACAGGAATTGGAACTCAAGGTTCTACAGGAGCTACTGGAATTGGAACTCAAGGATCTACAGGAAGTACTGGAGTTGGGACTCAAGGCAGCACAGGCGCAACTGGCCCAGCAGGATCGGGAGCTACAGGAGCCACTGGCCTCACTGGTGCTGGAGGAGCATCTGGATATTATGGATCGTACTACTCTAATGTTGATCAAGTAGCAGCATCAGTAAGTACTGCCTATCCAATGACGCTAAATAGTATCGTTGGCGAACGTGGCGTATCGGTTGTAAGCGGATCGCAAATTACATTTACTGTTGATGGAACATACGACATTCAATTCTCCGCACAATTCCACAACAATGGCGGTGGAGGTTCTGGAAATACTGTTCAAATATGGTTCCGAAAAAATGGTGTAGATATTCCAGATTCTGCAACCCGCATTTCTATTCCAACAAACAATCCTTATGTAGTTCCAGCTTGGGATTTCATGGATAATTTTGCTGCTGGAGATTATTTCCAAATTATGTGGTCAACTGATAACACGAATATCAGCATTGATCATAATACATCGATTGCTCCAGCCCCTTCAATTCCATCGGTAATCATCACTGTTATGCAAGTGATGTATAACCAGCTTGGCCCAACAGGCGCAACAGGGGCAACAGGAGTTGCTGGAAGTAACGGAAGTACAGGAGCAACTGGAGCAACAGGTTCTGGAGCTACAGGAGCGACAGGCGTTGCAGGAACAAACGGATCAACGGGCGCAACTGGCCCGGCTGGAACAGCAACCCCAACTGATGTTCAAGTTTTCACTCGCGGAACATTGTATAGCACAACCGCAACTGCATTCACTTCTGGCAGTCCTACAATTACTGTAGCCAGTAATGCAAATATGGTAGTTGGTATGGCTATTTCAGCACCATTTTTACCAGCGCAAACAAGTGGAGTTCAAACAACAATCACAAACATTGCTGGAACTACGATTACTGTTTCAAGCAATGCAACATTAAATTATTCGGATCGTAATATTGCGAACACAATCCACTTTTCAACAAATTCATATACATGGACAAAACCAACTGGTGCAAAATCAGTTGATGTTCTTTGTATTGCTGGCGGTGGTGGCGGTTCTAGTGGGCGCGTTAGTGCAGGAATCTATGGTGGAGGCGGAGGTGCTGGAGGTGGATTAACATTCAGAACTCAAATACCTGCATCTTTTCTTTCAGCAACTGAACCAGTTATTGTTGGAATCGAAGGAATAGGCGGAACCGCTACTAATCTAGCAAACTCTAACCACATTTGGGGTGGTGATGGATTCAATTCTTTGTTTGGCGCAATTAGCGGAAATACTTTTAATCCATGGTGCTTTGCTGGCGGTGGCGGTGGCGGTAATGGAACTAATGGAGTCCCCGGATCAGGAAGCGCAAGAAACGTAAATTCTGGAAGTACTGGCGGGGCTGGAGGCGGAGCTGCTGCTGGTGCTGGGAGTTCATTATCTTTTATATCTGCTACTGGTGGTGGCGGTGGAGGAGGAGCAAACTCAACGTCTTTTTTCAACGGAGGTAATGGTCAATGGGTTGTAGGAAATAATCCAACTGGAGGTCAATCTCAATCTTCTGGTGTAGAAGGCACGAGTGGAACAACTGGAACTAGCATGGGAAGCTACATTCACGCAGGAGGTGGAGGTTCTGGTGGAGTTGGCGCATACACAAAGAGCGCAGGAGCGGGTGGTAATGGAGGACTCTATGGTGGTGGCGGTGGCGGAGGAGGTTGCCAAGGAACACAAAACGCTGCATTCTTTTCTGGTGCTGGTGGAAATGGCGCACAAGGCATTGTAATCGTAACGACATATTTTTAATAATGCCATATACATTAAACCCAATAACTGGAAAACTTGATTTCTATAAGAGTCAATCAGCAATACCAGTAATAAATGCCTCTGTAAATGATCTTCCAACAAATCTTCCTGATGGAACGACTGCATACAGTCCAAATGCAACTGGATTTGGTAAACAGGGAAATAATAGTCAGTCTATAGTTTATCCAAAAGATAACACTTGGTATCGCGCTGATACCAATACCGAAGTAACTCCAGATGCAAATTCAATTTGGACTGTTGGATCAAAATATAATAATTATGATCCGTCCATTGGAGCATTTAACAAAACTGTAATTTCATCTGTAACAGTAAATCATATTCTAACAGAAAATTCATTCATTGATATGCCAATCAATGGACAAATAATTAGAATATACATAAAATATCAAGTCAAAGATACATTACAAGGGCAAGGAAATTTGCCATGTTTTATTTGGACTAATGGATGGTGGGCAGGAGTTCAAGATTTTACTTCATATGCAAATCTTGGATATGCAGTAATTCAATATGATTGGCGCGGAACTGCTGGAGGAACAATTCCTGCATACCCAGCAAACTTAATGACAGTTTATCCATCTGCATTGAGCAGGTTGAACCAATATGTAAATCCTAATGCCAACTATTCAAGTCAAGTATCAGTTGCAACAATCAATGATGTCCGCAACCAAGATATGTATTATTGGTATGCAATGCCACGCAGGGTTCTCGCTTATGTAAAATCTCTAACTGTTGACATTGACCCAACAAAAATTGGATTCTACGGAAATTCATGGGGAGGGAATATTGCATGGAGCATGGCTATTGAGCCAGATATTAAAGCCGTTATTGCTGCTTTTGGAAATGGGTGGATTCATTATTGGAAAACATTTGGCGTTTTACCATACGCATTGCCGTATGTAGAACCGACATTTGTTGAAGGTAACAATTATTATATTTCTACTCTTGAATCACAAGCATACGCAAAATATGTAAAAGCACCTGTTCTTTGGCTAACGGCAACAAATGATTTTCATGGAAATCTTGATAGAGGATTTCGTAATTTTGAAATAACACCAGTAGCTGGAAGTTATGCTTTTTGTGCAAACGCAAATCATGTTCTTACTGGAATAGATCAAAATGTTCAGCTTTGGTTTGATCACAAACTAAAAGGAACAATTGCTACTTGGCCTAGTAATCCTAATACTGTTCCTAGTCTTGTTCCGTCTGGCGCAAATGCTGGATACCCAATGGTGACTGTTGCACCATCCGATACTGCAAATATTTCATCCGTTCAGATTTGGTATGCTCTTGAAACAGCGGATTGGCAAAATAGAACATGGATTGCAGCTACAACAACGAACAACGGGAATGGCACTTGGAGCGCACAAACACCATGCAATAACATCAATGGTTATGTTTTTGCTTACGCTCAAATAACCTATACAAACACCATCGTTGTATGCTCAAAGCAAGCCGCATTTATTCCATCTTCTCTTGGAAATGCAGTTCCACTTCCAGTGACTTACTGGAGTCCTACAAATGCAAGCGCAACAATGAACTTGTGGCTTGATGCAGCAGACCCCAATGTGCTAACAATTAACAGCGGACTTATTACTCAATGGCGTGATAAATCTAGCTTGGCAAACCATGCTATTCCTAATTCTGGCGAAGAACCAGCGTTCACTACAATTGATGGATTGAACGCAATCCGTTTTACGGGAAGTAAGCGTTTATTCTCAACAGACAAACTTACAGTTAGAGATTTTAGGAATGTATTTATTGTCTGCAAATATGAGCTTGGTACAGCATTTTTCTCTGCTTCTACTGGGTTCTGCACATTGTTCTCTGCTGCAATTAGCGGAGGAAACGCAAATGGAAACTGTTTCTTTGCAACTGGAGTTACACAAGCATGGACAGCAAACTCATACTTGAACGGGCCATTTTTCCTAAATGCAACGCAAGTCTCCGCCGATTTAAATAGTCGGACAGTTCTTCCTCAACTTAACACATCGCTTGGATTTATTTCGTCAAACGCAACTAGCACAGTTTCTGTTGGTGGATATGGAATTGGAACATTGCGTGAAATTGCTTCTCCATGGGATGGTGTTGTATGCGAAATAGTTTCTTATGGCTCAACTTTAACAACAACTGACAGGCAAAAAATGGAAGGATATTTAGCGTGGAAATGGAATTTAGTTTCTTTACTTCCAGCCGGACATCCATATAAAACAACACGACCAACAGTGTAATTTATGAATGATAACACGACTTTAAATGGCATTATAGGAACTGTAATATCCAGCAGTGGGTTTTTTGTTTCAATACTTCCAGAAATTGATGCAACGATCAGGACATTTGGTGCATTCGTATCAGTAATTGCAGGTGTATTGACTTGCATTTATATGTTAAAAAAAATCAAGAACTTCAAATAACACTTGACCTATAATGAGAATTCCACTCACATTGGTTGTATGCCTTGTATTAACAAGCTGCATATCAATTCCCATTCCTCCAAGTGGAGACAAAATGGGAGACTATGGAAAAGTAGAAATTGGAATAAAAATTAGATACATACCAAACGACCAACTCGATTGGTTTAATCCTATTATTCCGCAACCTAAATTATATAAAGACAAATGAAAATTGTAGATTACATCTTGGCTCGTCTCTCGGAATCGTCAACCTATCGCGGTGCGATTTTTCTTCTTGGTGGACTTGGTATTGCCGTTGCTCCTGAACAGGCCAATGCTATCGCGGCAGCATCTATGGCGGTTGTAGGAGCTATTAACGTATTTCGCAAAGAAAAGAAGTAATGCTTTATAAGCTAACCGTGATTGCATCTCGCGAAATCGGGGTGCAAGAAACTGGTGGTAATAATTGCGGGAAACGTATTCGTGAATACCAATCCGCAACTGAGCTTGACCCGGCTCCGTGGAGTTGGTGTGCAGCATTCGTTGATTGGTCTATTCGTGAATGGCTAAAAGACAAAGAGGTTGTCGCATGGTTAGGACTTAAAAACCGCACTGCTGACCAATGGAGGCCTACAACAGCGTTAGCGTATGGTCTAACATATTGGGCAAAGAAAAGGCCAAATACGACTAGCATTTACGATGAAAAAGATAGAGCAGTTGCTGGAGACATTGTTACCTTTGATTTTTCGCATACAGGAATTGTTCTTGAAGATTGTGGCGATCATATTGTGACTATCGAAGGAAACACCAATGGCAGTGGAAGCAGAGACTCTGAGTCAGGTGATGGAGTATGGAGGAAAATTCGCAAGAAATCACTTGTGAAAGATTTTATCCGCATACATCCATCGACAGCTAAATAAATATGGCAAATATTATACATAAATGGAAGAAAGTCCTAGCAGTTTCGTGCAGTCATGCGAAATATTGCGACAAAGAATCATTAGACGCTGTTTTAAAATTCAAAAAAGATTTTAAACCACATAGCACAATTCATCTTGGTGATTTTGTTGATTTAACAAGTCTAATGTCTGGTGCAAAAGGATCAAGTGAAGCTGAACCATTGATTCCTGATATTGACACAGGTTTAATGCACTTAAAAATGCTAGGTGCTAATGTAGTTCTATGCGGAAACCATGAAGATCGAGCTTGGCGACTGCAATCTAGTAATAACGCTGTTGTAGCTCATGCGGCATACAAAATCGTTGAGGCTATTGAGGAATGCTGTAAAAAACTTAAAGCTCCACTTTTGCCGTGGGATGGCGTGTTTCAAATGTATAACCTAGCTGATATTGGATTTCAGCATGGCGTTCTTTACAACGAAATGGCTGCTAGAGACACCGCAGAGGCATTCTGCAATGGAACTAGGCGTAAAATTGTGTTTGGGCATACGCATAAGGTTGCAATGCAATCTGGACGCAATCTTGTTGGTGGAACTGGATACAATATTGGGTCTTTGACAAAAAGATCATCAATGGAATACGCAAAAACACGCCGGGCTACGCTTGCTTGGACGAATGGATTTTTATGGGGAGAGTATTGTGAAGAACTTAACCAGTCTTCACTCCACATTACGTCACGCGAACAAGGTCAGATATGGAGACTTCCATGACTCCTAATGATTTTTTAAAGATTCTCCTTAATGCAACCAACAAACCAACCGATCCACCACCGAATGACTGGTATTCCAGAGATCAATTGGAAAAAATGTGGAATGTCAAAAAAACAATCTGTTGGAATAGGCTTTCAAAAGGAATTAAACTTGGTTTGATTGAAAAAAAGACATTTTATATTCCAGACATGAACGGAACGATGAAACCAGTGCCTCACTATTACTTCAAAGATGAAAAAAAGTCTAAAAGTAAGAATTAACGGGCAATTATGGACTATTACCTATGGTATTCCGGGTAAAACCAACGGAATTATCGACGATGGCTGCTGTGACTACGAAAAACGTAAAATTACCATCAATAGAAACTCAGAAAGCTCTCTTCTTAATGTATTGTCGCATGAAGTGCTACACGCAAGACTTCCAGATTTCAGTGAGGAAGCTATTGAGGAATTAGGTTCTCTAATTGACGATATTTACGTCAAAATGAAACAGGTTTTTTAATTTTATTTGACAATGAACAATCCAATCCATTACTTTCCACAAGATATTTTATGAGTTGCTTTAATGATTGTTCACCACATAATTCAATGGACTGTAACTGGCCTAATGTTGGGCCAGAAGGGCCAAAGGGACTTCAAGGTGAAATTGGGCCAGCAGGGCCAATTGGTCAAACTGGAATTCAAGGATCAACAGGCGCAACTGGCATTGGTTCAACGGGAGCAACTGGAGCTACTGGATTAACTGGGGCTACTGGATTTGGTAAAGATGGATCTACTGGATTAACTGGTTCTACAGGGATAACTGGTGCAACTGGGTCAAGTGGAATAGGAACAACGGGTGCGACTGGGCCACAAGGAGCAACTGGAAGTGGATCAACAGGTGCAACTGGTGTATCTCCAGTATTGACTCGTCAAAGTTTCACAAGTCATCCAATTCAAGTTGGGACAAAAACATTTTTTTATGCGTCAGCAGATGTTGGATGGACTTATGGATCACGCATTCGGATTGTTGCTGATTCTGCATATCCTTTTGATTGGATGGAAGGTAATATCCTTAATGTTGCTTCTAATTTTGTAACAGTATACGTAGATAAAACAGAAGGCGTTGGGACATTTTCGGATTGGGTTATTGCTTTGTCTGGCGATGGTGGATTAGGAGCCACTGGAGTTCAAGGAGCCACTGGAATTCAAGGAGCTACTGGTGCTGGAACAACTGGAGCTACTGGAATTCAAGGAGATGTAGGAGCAACTGGCTCCACTGGATTAACAGGTGATCTTGGAAGCACTGGAGCAACTGGCATTGGAGCTACAGGGGTGACAGGCGCAACGGGATTAACGGGAGCCACAGGCCCATCTGGAGGCCCAACTGGGGCTACGGGTGCTACTGGCATATCTGGAGTAAATGGATCAACTGGCTCAACAGGATCGACTGGTATTCAAGGCGATGCAGGATCGACTGGTGCGACAGGAGCAACTGGTATAGGAACTCAAGGTAGTACTGGTTCTACAGGTATTCAAGGAGCAACTGGCCCACAAGGAAACGATGGCACTTCTGTAAATATTATTGGAAGTATTGCAACAGTTGGATTAGACCCACAAGCAGCATTAAATACAGCGTTTCCTTCGGCAATAAATGGCAATGGTGTCATCGCTTCAGATACAGGCCATTTATGGGTAAAAAATGCAGGGTTATGGATTGATGCTGGAAATATTGTTGGGCCACAAGGAGCTACTGGTTCAACTGGCGCAACAGGAGTTCAAGGGGGAACTGGATCAACAGGATTGAGCGGATCGACGGGGGCTACTGGAGTTGGAGCGGAAGGTTCTACTGGCGCGACTGGCGCGACTGGCCCAGCGGGATCGGGAAGCACTGGAGCTACAGGTGTAGGTTCTCAAGGTTCTACTGGTGCTACAGGAGTAGGATATGATGGAGTAACATCATCAACATCAGCAACACCATCATCATCAGGAACTGTTGTTCTAACAACTAATAAGCAAGGCGCATTTGTAACTGGAAATAGAATACGAGCAGTAAACACAACTTCAAATTATTTTGAAGGAATTGTTACAATTACTGGAGGAACATCTTTTTCTATTGTAAAAGATTTTAGCGTTGGAACAACCGTTGCTACATCTTGGACTATTTCTATTGCAGGAAATATTGGTGCAACTGGTGCAACTGGAGCCGCTGGAACAAATGGAACAAATGGAACAAATGGTGCGACTGGCGCGACTGGGCCACAAGGAGCAACTGGAGCATTGCCGGCATCAAACGCTGGAAATGTATGGACATTTACTGGTAATGGGTCAACAGTAACATGGACATTGACTGGTAATACAACTGGAAGCCTTGTTGCTGCAAACTATCTTGTGGCGGCAGATGGAGTTCTTCAAGCTCCCGCTAATTACACAATCAACAATGTTTCTCCTAGAACACTTACGATTTCCACTGTACCAAGTGGAACTGTTCTTGTTGTTGTTTCACTTTCTACAGCATAAAACACTTGAATTAAAAATATCATTTGACATAAAACAAAAAAGTAACAATAAAAACTTATGGCTTGTGGATGTAACGAAAATTATGTAAATAACTGCTTTGATGACATTGGGGCTACTGGAGCTACTGGGCCGAAAGGTGCAACTGGCCCATCTGGTGGCCCTACTGGCGCGACTGGGCCAAAAGGAGAAACGGGGCCGGGAGGTGGAGCTACTGGAGCTACTGGAGTTGGTTTAACTGGAGCAACTGGATCAACTGGTTTAACTGGCGCAACTGGCCCTGCTGGCAGTAGTGGAGGTGGTGGTGGAAGTGGAGTATTTTGGACATTTACTGGAGATGGAACAACAACAACATTTACATTGACAGGAAATACAATTGGAAGTCTTGTTTCAGCTTCATATATTGTCAGTATTGATGGGGTGTTCCAAGTTCCAACAAACTATACAATAAACAATGCTCCTACAAGAACAATTACAATATCTACTACTCCAATTGGATCAACATTGTGTGTAATTCAATTATAAGTAATTAAAAAATAACAAAATGTCTTGTAATAATAATAACAATAGTCTCTGCAATACAGATACACCATATCCTCAAGTTTCACATGAAAGCGTTCCTTCGCTTATTGATAACCTTGTTTATTCTTTGTATGGTGGAATTGTAAAGAAAATAAAATCAGGTAGAGTTGCTTGGTGTGTTCCTTGTGATCCAGCAAGAAACCCCTCAAACATTCAAAACTTTCCAAGAGAACAGGGAGAAGGATTGCTTTGTTACATTTTGCGATTTTTCCAATCACAATATACAAATTCATTTTTAACTTGGCATTTTATTGGAAATGGAACAAAATCTTCTTATTTTCTTGAAGAAGCGTACATTTTATTTCCATCTTCTTATCTTGTAACGATTAATGGGATTGTTGTTGACCCAGCAACATATACAATAAATTCATCAACTGTTGGTGTAATAATTCAATTATCTTCCCCTGTTCCAAATGGATCAAATTTAGTTATTGTTTCAATTGGAAGCGCATATGGACTTGTTGGAGCAACTGGGTTGCAAGGCCCTGCTGGAAGCGGATCTGGATCAACTGGAGCCACTGGAACAAAAGGAGAAACGGGATCAACGGGATCAAATGGATCTACAGGTTTAACTGGTGCAACGGGGGCTACTGGGATTGGTTTAACTGGTGCTACAGGGCCATCAGGAGGGCCAACAGGAGCCACTGGCTTGACAGGAGCAACTGGCCCATCTGGAAGCGGAAGTGGATCGACTGGATCGACTGGAGCCACGGGAATTGGAATTCAAGGTTCTACAGGTGCTACAGGGCCTTCTGGGCCTTCTGGAATTGGTTCAACTGGAGCTACAGGGATTGGAGCAACAGGTGCTACAGGGTTACAAGGAGCGACTGGCCCCGCCGGTGGTAGTGTGCCAACCAGTTTTGGAAACGTATGGTCATACACTGGTGATGGAGTACAAACAGTATTTGCTATTACTGGCGGTTTGTCTATACTAGCACCAGCATACCTAGTTTCTATAGATGGAATATTACAAAAAACAACAAACTATACAATTAACAATGTGATACCAAGAACACTAACAATGTCAACTGCCGTTCCTTCTGGTTCGGAAATTAACATTGTATCACTATCTGTAGCATAAAAATCAAAAAAATAAAATCATGCCAATAACAAAAGCAACTCCAAATGTAATAAGTCCAATATCGACTACAAACTTAGCAAATTCCATTGTTCTCCGTGATGCAAGCGGAAACTTTAGTGCAGGAACAATTACCGCTGCACTAACTGGAAACGCAAGCACCGCAACAACAGCCACTACCGCTGGAAGCTGCACGGGAAATTCTGCAACAGCAACCACACTTCAAACTGCAAGAACAATTGCTTTAACTGGAAGCGTTACTGGTTCCGCATCTTTTGATGGTAGTGCAAATATATCTATTGCAACAACTGGAGGCGGTGGTGGAGCTACATCAGCCAAAGCATGGGTCAATTTTAATGGAACTACATCACCGGGAACAATCCGCGCTAATTACAATGTTTCTAGCGTTACTAAAAATGCAACTGGAGATTATACTATAAGTTTTACAAGTGCATTAGCAGATGCAAATTATGCTCTTTCTGGTATGTGCAACTCTTACTTTTCATCGTCAATTGGATTGGCTCCAGACAACCTTGCTACTTCAGTAACCACAAAAACAACATCTGCTTTTCGTGTAATAACAAGAAACTACGCAAACAACACAGATATGAGCGATGTTTCAATTCAAGTTCTAGGAAACTAATTTTATTAATATTATGTTAATCACCTATCCACAATCAAACGGACAAGTAGCAGTAGTAACACCCACAGGAAATGTTAATGATGCAATCAAAGACATCCCGCAAGGAGTAGAATACAAGATCATTGAATCAGTTGACATTGATAACGAATACTTTAACGCATACGAATTTGATGCTGAAACTGGCGCAAAGATTAATATTGAAAAAGCTAAAGTTATTCATCTAAATAAATTTCGTGCTGCTCGTTCACCGAAACTTCAAAAGCTCGACATCGACTTTATGAAGGCAGTTGAGGCTAACGAGGAAGCAAAGAAAGCTGAAATCATTACCGCAAAGCAAGCCCTTCGTGATGTCACTTTGACTCCACTTCCAAATGATTTGGCTGGAATTAAAGCCACTTGGCCTGAAATTCTTAATTAATATGCCATACACTAAAGAAAAAATAGAAATGCCTGATGGATTCTATGATCTTGGAGAATCATTGAATATCATGTCGCTTGGATCTGAAGAAAAAGAACCAAGCGTTCATTATCCATCATTATATTTTGAAAATGCTGATGCACTTAAAAGCCTACCAAAAGAAGGTACTGCAACAATCCATTTTAAGAAAATCATGGAAAAAGTTGAAACTTTAATCCGTGACGGCAAAGAAACAAAACGTCATTGTGTTGAACTTCAAATCAATGGGATTAAACCAAAAGGTTCTAGTAAAATGGAGTCTACAGTAGAAAAGGAAGATCCAGAAGACGCAATTGAAATGGGACTAGCCGCTGCTGGTGAATCCGAAGAAAACGAAGACGAAGAAGACTAGAAATATTAATTATGGCCGACAAAACTATGCCTCCAACTGAGGCTCCTACACCAACAGCAGACGCTATGCCGGGCGAAATGGCATCACCAGCACAAGACATGGCTCCACAAGGCGGTCAAGTAATGGTTCAAATGCCATCAGATGCGTTTGATGCCATTTACGCACTTGTAACGCAACTTGCTGGAGGACTTGAATCACTCAAGGCTGATGTTGATGCGCAAAAGGGAGGCGGCAATCCAGAAATGGCTCCAGAAAGCGCAGAAGCACCAATGACGCCAGAAGGTGCAGGAACCGATGAAGAGTTTCTGAAATCTATTGCAGAACAAGGTTCAGTGCGATAACATCGCGCTATGTTTGTATCCGAAATCTTCGATGAATGCGCTGAAATTCTAGGAACTACCGACGAAACGAAGGTATTTCGGAAAATCACGCAAGCTGTCCAGACCTTGATGGAATCTGGGCATTGGACTCACACGACTGCGGAAATTGATATTTGTACAGGTTGGGATAGACAATCTCTGGCATTGCCAAGAGGTATTGATATTCCGCTTGCTGTAAATATTGATGGTTCTCCAACATATTTCCGAAATCGTTTATTCCAATACCATGTAAACAAGGGTGGAATGTATAATTCCGTCGATTGGGCATGGGATGATCGAGGATATGTAGCGACATTAATGGACATTGTTCGTCCATCTCAACTTATTGCTGTAGCTGAAAGCAATAATGACGTAGGTAAAACCATTAGAGTCATTGGAACTAACCAAAACAATAGAAATCTTCGTTCGCAAACGCAAAACGGAATTGGTGTTGATGGTTTACTTGTTCCAATCCATTCTCAACAAGATTTTGCTCAAGGAAGCATTGCTCCAGACGGAAACACGATTGCAACAAGAGATGTCGCCATTGATCCTATAACGGATTTTACTACATCAACTCCACATGGACTATCATCTGGTCAAGGAATGGCAGCTAGGCTTATTAGTGGAACTATTCCAGTGCCTCTTAATGACGGTCAGACATATTACGTTGGCGTAATTGATGCATACACAGTTCAATTGTTTGGTGATTCTCTTAATGCGCAAGCATTGCAATATCCAATTGCATTACAGTCTATTGAGGGATTTGGATCAATGCAGCTTCAAGACAAGAGAACTGCTCAAGTTGAAACATCGTTAAAGTTTGTATCTACTCCAACTTTTACAATTGATTCACCAAACGAGGTTGTATTTCCAACACAATCTCTTCCAGCCCCATTGGAAGCGCAAAAAACATACTTTGCTCAACCAATTGACACAGATCATATCCAAATTTTTCCATCTTTAACAGATGCTACTAATAACACAAATCCAGTTTATTTAACTGGATCAACTAGCGCAATTGATATTGATGTTCGCAAAGCAATTACGCCTGAAACAAAACTTGTATTTCCTGTAAAACATTATTTTAATGACGGAGATCAAGTTCAAGCGTTTACAAATGGTGGAACATTGCCTCAACCGCTAGTTCAAAATCAAAATTACTTTGTCAATGTCATTGATGGCTTTGCTGTTTCACTTCATTCAAATCAAGCTGACGCACTATCATCAAGTGCTACTAATTTTGTAAATCCAATTAAGATTACAACATCAGGAATTGGAACTAATTCTCTTGTAAAATTAATACAAGCAACATCTACAATTGGTGAAACAAATCAAATTACCGCGCAAGGGTTAAATATTTCAACTCCATCTGGTTCTGGCGCAGTATTTCAAGCTGTAGTTGTTGGATCTGTTACATCTACTAGAATAACATCACAAGGAAGTGGATATGATTCTGATCCGGGTATTACGTTTTCAGCACCTCCACCAGCCCCATCTGGAAGTTCATTTATTCCAAAAACAGCGACTGGATATGCTGTAAGAGATACGATTAATAATAAAATTTTAAATATTGTAATTATAGATGGTGGATTTGGATATATTACTGCTCCATCAATAACAATTGATTCTCCTTCGCAACAACAAATTGAAATTACATCAATAACAAAAGCTGTTGGCGGAACAATTGCTACTGTTACAACAAGTCAAAATCACGGGTATTCTAATGGAGATAAAGTTATAATAAGTGGTGCTAATGAACCTGATTACAATGGAACATTTATTATTTCTGGAGCAGCAACAAACACATTTACTTATACTGTTCCTGCCGCTCTTGTGAGTCCAGCAACAGGAGCTTCAATTACATCGCAAAAATTAGGAGGATCACAAGCAGTAGCAACAGCACAAATAACAACTTCATTTGTATCTGAATTTATTAAAATTTCTGGTGGAAGCGGATATACAGAAGCTCCACAAGTAAAAATAACAGGAATAGGAACTGGGGCAACAGCAACAGCAACTATTGCATCAGGATCTGTAACTCAATTAAATATAATAACTACTGGAAGCGGATATACAATTGCTCCTAGCGTTACAATTGAACCATCAACTGGAGTTTTTGTTAATTTTTCATCAACTGGATCATTGCCAGCACCTCTTATTTCAGGAACAGCTTATCTTGCTGAATCGCCAAATATAATTAATCAAACATTTACTGTTAAAAACACTGATTTTAGTGATGTTAATATTACATCTTCTGGAACTGGAACATTATATGTTGTTCTTTCACGTTCATTTAGTGTTGATTGGACAAATAATTGGTTAGGTGACTTTACAAGCCTTGCAACTGGTCAACAAATTTACTTTGGAACAGATTATATCCTTCCAACAACATTTCCATCAATTGATAACGGAGTAACACCAAGGTATCTTAGATATATATCAAATACGCTTGGGCAAGTTTATGATACTCTTGCCAATGCAAATAATTCACCATCTACAACTGGATTAATTAACATTGATTCGTTTGGAACTGGTCAAACATATTACGCAATTAGGACACAAGCAGCCCCATCTGTTGATACCAACCTTATTAAACCAGCAAGTCTTGCATTTATTACTGAAGGTGAGATTGTTCAATTTTCAACATCAGGAACACTTCCAGCACCACTTATTGCTTCTACAGATTATACAATCAAACTAATCGGTGATTCTATTCGTGTTTATTTTGAATCAAATCCAGTTGTATTGACAAATGCTGGAATTGGGCAACTTAGTTTGGATATTATTCGCAACGTAACAGTTCAGCCATCGAATAACATTATTGCAAAATCATCCCTTTATGAAACAACAGATAAGGTTGTTGTTAGAGCAAAAAGCAATGATGTTTTGCCAAATGGATTAAGTGAAGACACAAATTATTATGTACGAAGATTAGATAATAATTCTTTTGAGCTTTATGATTCTGCTGCAAATGCTGAAAATACAGATAAAACAATCGGAAGAAAAGAATATTTTACATCTGGAAACAAAATTACATCCACATTCTTTGTAGATGCTATTTATTGTGAAGTATTGGTGAAATCTATTGCCCACATTGAAAAGCCACTCACAGACGGCTATGTGAGTCTTTACGCATGGGATCAAGGACGCAGTAATGATATGACTTTGATCGGACAGTATCATCCAACCGAAGTAAATCCACAATATCGCAAGATTCGACTTGGTAAATCTTGTTCATGGGCAAGGATTGTTTATCAAGTTACAGCTCCAAAAGTTTCGTCTATTTACGACTTTATTCCACTTGAGCAAGAACGTGCAATTATTGCAGCAGTTCATGCAGTTGATCTTGAAGACAAAGATTTTGCAGATCAAGCAGTTCGTTACTGGGGAATTGCTTATCAATATCTTAGAAACCAACAAGAATCCATTGATGGTCATGCAATGACTCCACCACAAATAAATGGAATAACGTATGGAGATTGTTCTGATCCTGTAATGTTTTAATATGCACCATTGCATTTATACTTTAAGACATCCTTTAACAAATGAAATAAGGTATGTTGGAAAAAGCAATAATCCAAAAAGAAGGATTATTCAGCATATCTATACAGCAAAACATAAAACACGAAAATCTAATTGTTGTTATTGGATTGGATCTTTATTGAAAAGCAATCAAAAACCAATAATGCAAATAGTTAATTGGTTTAATTCAGAATACGATTGCAATAATGCTGAAAAACTAATTATTGAAAATTTTAGACAAACTGGAATAAGATTAACAAATTTAACAGATGGAGGAGAAGGTCAATCTGGAAGATTAATGTCTGAAAAAACAAAAAGCAAAATAAGAGAAACAATTTTAAAAAACGGAAATTCATTAAAGGGAAAAAAAAGGTCTCCTGAAATTGGATTAAAGATTTCTTTAGCTAAAAAAGGAATTACGCTTTCCGAAGAACATAAAAAAAAGATTTCTGATGCAAAAAAAGGAAGAACAATTCCAATTGAAACAAAAGTTAAAATGTCAATTGCAGCAAAAGCTAATGCTTTAATTCCAGAATATCGAAACGCTTTGATTTCTCGCCTTGAAAATTATAAGGCATTTAACGCATGAAATCATCACAAATTACATCAGGAAGACAAGAAAAAACTTCCGCTGGGTGGTTGCGTGGAGTTAATTCCATGCGAAATCCTTGGGCATTGCCTGACGACCAAGTTAAATGGTCAGTTAATACTCAATTCCGAGGTGGAATCGTTCAAACAAGGCCGGGACAATCCATGAAATTGTCACTTCCTGCTGGAAATTTCCAAGGTGGAATTCTTTTTCTAGCAAACAAACAATATAAAGCAGCCGATGGAACTAATCCACCGCAGATTTTTGACGTTAATGGAGAGGGTGTTGAGCAAGTAGAAATTCCATACATGGTATTTGCTGTGAATGGAAAAGTTTACTGGACTCCATTTCCACTTGTTCAACCTGAATCATGGGTTCCATTCCAGCTTTCTAATGTATCACTTGATCCAAACGTAAAACAATGCGTTTTTACGCTTGCAACACAATCAGCAAACATTTCGACTGGTGGTGATGTTTCAATTACTCCATCGCATCGTGTTTTATTCATTCAGGATGGAATTTCAGCACCTGTTTATTGGGATGGTAGCAATAAAACAGGAATTCAATCGTCATCTATTCCAACTGGAACTTGGATGGCATATTCTGGAAATCGTTTATGGGTTGCAAATGGAAACATTGTTTTAGCATCTGATCTTGGAGATCCAACTTCATGGAAAGAGCGTGAATCAGGAACTGGTCGCGGAGACTTTTCATTTACTCGACCTGTAACAGCACTTGCTAATTACGTTGGACAAAATAACGACCAAAAACTTTATGTTTTTACGGATCGTTCAACATATGCACTTGCAAGTGGAATTTATGATAGAACACAGTGGGGAACTACTGTAAACTTTCAAACTATATTGTTTCCAAATGTAGGTTGCATTGCTGGTAAATCCATTTCGTTTCAAGCAGGTCAAATGTGGTGGTTTTCTCAAGGTGGACTTGTTTCTGCTGACGTTGCAGGAAACGCATATTTATCTTCTCAGGTTCTTTATAAGGACGTTGAAATGGTTAGAGCAAAAGCATATATGGCTGGAGATCAAACCGGCATTTGTGCTACATCTTTTGAAAATTATCTTTTATACAGCATTCCATACCTTGAGCCATTAAATTCAGCAACAATGGTTATGGATTGGGCTATTGCATCAGAAATAAACCAACAACGGACACCTGCATGGTGTGGTGTATGGACTGGAACAAGGCCCGTAGAATGGACTACAGGAATTATTGGAGGTCAACCAAGATGCTTTCACTTTAGCGTTGATTATTCTGCAACAAACGATGGTTCATATATTTCTCTTTGGGAATCATTCATGCCAAATCGAGTTGATTCATATTTGAGCATTAATGCAGATGGTACAACAACTGACCTATTCAATCGAATTTATGCACAAGTTGAAACTGCACTTTTGGGTGATGGAATGGATTACAAGCAGTTTGTATATGGAGAGCTTGAATGTTGTGAGATTGGCGGCACAGTTGACGTTAAAGCGTCCTACAGGGGGTCTAAAGGCCAATATCAATCAATCCTCAACACAAGGCTTCTTGCTGTAACTGAAAATTATCAATGGGAGAACACGCCATTTGCTCCAGAGATTGAAAAATTAGGGTTTCTTAACACGCAATATCGTCGTTTGATTACTGAATCAACAACACGAAATACGGCATCATTAACGTGTGAATCAAAGCTCACAACCGACATTGATAAAGGGTTTTCAATGCTTGTTGAATGGTGCGGTGAGTTTGGTCTTGAGACAATTCGTATGTTCCAAGACCCATGGAGCGAAAGGTCAACTGGCGTCCCGCAATCAGATGAAAAACAATCGTGTGTGCTTGCTCAAGACGGATCAACATTGACTTTGGAGCTTTTACCAAATCCATACGAGGCTCCTAGCACTGATCAAAAATCATGGTATGCAAAAGTGTTTAGAACGGTCACATTGCCATGTTCATTGCCTTCAGTAAGACCATCAATTTCTGCTACTGCATCAGCTTCATTCTTGTCAAGTGTTTCTTTCACTCACGCCGAAGAGCAAGCTGGAATCTTAGCTGAACAAGCGGCAGCAGCGGCAGCAAACCAATATCGCATACAGAATCCTTGTTAATATGCCATCTATCATTGACGCATCCATAAAAGTAACAGAGTTTCCAAGCCGATTTGTATCTCCATTTAGTGATGACCCAGTTGTTCCACTTTATTCTTCTGTTCCGATTGTAGTTAAAGATAGTTCTTGTCTTCCGTGTGTTGTGTGTGGTAATTTTGAAAATAGAAATAAAGTAATACAGCAGCAAGCAGAAAGATTTAGCGGTTATCTTCCTAGTGGTCTAGGAGGAAATGAAGTAATAGTAGGCACAAATTAATAAATATGAAACCCAAGATAGACTACAAACTTGTTAGGGCTGGAACCAACGAATTCTTAGAATTAGTTGATTTTGCAGAAGAATTTAACCATACAATTATAGAACATCCAAATGTTAATGTATATGCTCATTATTCTAACGGAAAACTATTTGGATACTCTGACCATGTGTATCTCCCAACTGTTTATCCAGCCTTTCACCCAAAATACACGCGCCCACAGGATGTTATCCAAGTAATGAGCGATTGGAGAGCGCACACACAATTATCTGGATCACCGGGTTATATTGGAGTTCCGCTAATCAATGATCGGCCTAGCTTTACTAATGATGTTATGTTGAAATTAGGTTTGACTAAAATGGATAGAGAAGTCTACTCTATGACTAATTTTTAATTAATTATGGGTGGATCAAAATCAGCTCCAGTAAAAAAACCTCCAGCAGACACTATTGTAGATGCTAATAAGTATATTTCTAAGCCTAATGAGGCTAGAGATACAGCTATTTTAACTGCTATGATGCAAGCGCAATTTGCGCAGCAAGCTAGACAAGCTGAATTGATTCAAGCTGCATCTCAAATGCCTCCTATTCAACAGACTTATGATCCTTTAATGGAATCTAAGAGACTTGGGGAACTTGGGATGGTTAATGCCCAGCGTTCAAGAGAATTAGAAAAGCAAACATCTCCAGAAGCGGCAGCAATGCGTGAGGCTCAAACAAGAGATCTAGCTGAATTAACTTCTCTAGAAACAACAAATCAATTCATTAATGAATGGGCTAAAAGGCAAGGCCTAATTCAAGGAATGGAAACTGGGCTTCAAGATTCAACAATAGCACAAGCAGCAACTTATGACGCTGCATTACAAGCAAGGCAGAATCAAGAACAACAGAATATAGCATTGCAACAACAATTACTGCAACAAATGCAAGCTCCTGTTGGTGGAATTGATCCTACGTCATCCATTGCTGCTCAACAAGCAGCTCAAGGACAAAATTTAGCATCTATGCAAAATTGGCAAAATGCCATGTATGGAAATATTGAAGGATATAATCAATCTATAGCGGATCAAATGTCGCAATTGGGAGCTAATTTCCAAAACTTGCAACAATCATCTGCACAAAATAGACAAAATTATATGCAAGCGATGCTTAATCAAACTGCCGCAAATGAAGCTATGAAAGCAAATCAATTAGGCATAGCTCAGTCTATTCAAGCACAAAATGAAGCTGCTAAAAATGCAATGACAGGAGCTTGGGTTGGTGCTGCTGGAAGTGCAATTGGTGGAGCGGCTGGAGGAATAGGTGCAAGATATGGTGGCGGTGGTGGTGGTGGAATAACTGGGTATGGTGGACAAACATATGTTCCTAAAGCTGGAGGATCGTATTACGCTCCATTGAGTGGATCAATTTCTTCAAGGTAATAACTTATGGATTTTTCACGACCAAACCCAAGAGCAAGTTTACAAGGATTAATGCTTCAAGCCAAAGGGCAAGCTGGAGCATTACAAAATCAAGCAAATCTTCTTAAAGCATATTCCTCACAAGCTCCAATAATGCAATCTTTCGATGCAGCAAAAACATCGCAAGAAGCTGCTGAGTTTGGAATGGATAATATCCAAAGATCAAAAGAATTTGAGCGTCTTTTTAATCCAGAAACAGCTCAAATGCGTGGTGAGTTGGGATCAAGAGTTGCAGAAGCGACAAACCTTGATGCTACTAAAAAATGGATGGATCAATGGTCAGTAAAAGCTGGCATTCAAAGTGGAACTGATGGTTTGGTTGGACGTTCTGCAATTTACGACCAAGCAACGCAAGAAGGAAGGCAAGCAAAACTGCAAAACTTAGCTATTCAGCAAGGTTATTTGTCTCAAACTCCAGCACCCATTGGTGGACTTGATCCAGCTTCTATTATTGCTGCGGAACAAGCTGCAAAAGCTCAGAATCTAGCTTCAATGCAACAATGGCAGAGTGGTGTAATGCAGAGTTCACAAGGGTTGAATCAATCCACATCTGATTGGATAAATAGCAATCTTGGTCAACTACAAAAAATAAGTCAAGTAGACCAACAGAACCAGCAAAATTACGAACAAGCAATGCTTGACAATGCTAATAGAAACGCTCAGATTTCAATGCAGAAATTCCAGACAAAACAAGGATTGGCAGCTCAAGGAGCAGCTAGTAAAAATGCACAAACTGGACAAATGATTGGTGCTGGGGGTGCGGCTGCTGGAGCATTGATCGGTGTGGCAATTATTATATAAATGGAAAAATTAATAAATAAAACAATAGATAAAGTAATAGAATGGAATAAAAGATGGCCTAGAGCAGTTGTTTTGTGGAGCGGAGGTAAAGATTCCACAGCATTGCTTCATCTTATCAAGTTCAAAGCTGGAATTGATCTTCCAGTCATTCAATATCGTGAACCGAAAATGCGTGAACGATATGCGTATTCTGACAAGCTAATTAAAGATTGGAAATTGGAAGTATACGATTATCCTCCTAGCAAAGTTGCAATCGCTGATGGCCCTGACGTTGAAACTGGTGAATTACGCTTTGATTTCATTAAATACTATCAGTGGGGAAAGGAAACTGCTGTTTGCCTTTCACTGGGAACAGAGAAACCAAAGGAAGGCGAGGATTGTCTATGCGCTGTCACAGACCTCCTACAACGTCCTACAGGGTCTTTTAATTGGCCTTGGGGAGCAGTGTATATCGGAACAAAATACAGCGACACAGATTTAATTAAAGGCCATGTACCACTTGCTGTTGATATTCGATATGCTGACGATTCGCCGATGTCACTTTATCCAATGCGAGATTGGACTGATAAAGACATATTTCAATACTTGGAAGAAGAAGGAGTAACTCCAGATCCAACTCGTTATGTGAAAAGTTGGGATACTTGGGGTAATAACAAGGATAAATCACTTAATGCTGATTTTTACCCTGTTTGTTTTAACTGCGTAAATCGACACGAAGGAAAATACGTTGATTGTCCAAAATTAAAGGCTAAAATATCCAACATTTCACACCTTGCTCCATACGAGGATTTAGTAAATGAAGACTTGGGCTTTAGACCTGTAACATGGAACAAGTAGAATTTGATTGCAAATCATGTGGTGCTTGTTGCGCATTTAAATGGTCATGGCCTGTTTTAAGACGAGATAGGTCAGATGCGGATAATATACCAAATGACATGGTAAGAATTGACTATCCATTGATGAAAACAGAGAATAATAGGTGTATTGCACTTGATGGGAAAGTTGGTGAATCTGTGTGTTGTAAAGTATACAATAACAGACCAAATTCATGCCGCAAATTTGAACCCGGTAGTGATCTTTGTAAGGAAGCTAGAAAAAAACTTTTGACTTAGTATAAAGTAATCGTTAGATATTAACATTAAACGTAAAATCCTATGGGCGGAAGCAAATCACAACCTAAACAACAAAGTTTTCAAACTCAGCCTCAACCTCAACCTCAAGCTAGGCAACCTAAAGCCCAAGCTCAAGTTCAACCAAGCATTGATCCAATGATTGCATATCTTGCTATGCAACAGCAACAACAGGCACAACAAGCTGCCGCTGCTGCTGAAGCGCAAAAACAAGCTCAAATTCAAGCTCAAACTCAAGCTGGACAACAAGCTCAAATGCAAAGTGAAGCTACAGCAAGACAATCTTTGGGTGGAATGAATGCAATTCAACAAGCGCAAGATTATGCAACGCTTGCATCTCAACCAGCAGGAGGAGCTGGAGCATCAGCAACTGGAGGAGGATTTGATGTTGGTCAAGCTAGACAACAATCTTTGCAACAAATGACAGGTGGAGCATCACAACAACCAATGGCAAATCAAGGCGTTGGTGGAACTCAGCAAAGATTAAATAAATTTGCAACACCAGCAACATCTGGTCTAACTTTTGGAGGATCTTAATATGGGAGGAGTTCAAAAAACACTAACAAAAGTAGTTGATCCTTTTGGAATTGGAAAAACTAAAATAGCCAAACAAGCCAGAGGTATAATTGATCCAATGAACATAATGGATCCAGCAGGAGTTCTTCCGGGGCCAAAGGGTGGAAAATTTGGAACATATTCAGGAGCGTTTGGGAAAATTAAAGGTTTGAGTCCTGAAGATAAATCAAAAACTGGATCTTCAGGTGTAACTAATCAAAATCCTTTTAAACAAAAAGATAAAAAAGATAAAAAAGATCCAATGCTTGCATTTTTGGCTGATATGCAAAAACAGCAAAATGCACAAGCTGCTGCTGCTGCTGAAGCCCAACGACAAGCTTTAATTCAATCTCAAATTGTATCAGGACAACAATCTCAACTTCAAGGAGAGCAATCGGCTAAACAAGATTTAGCTACAGCTAATTCAATGCAAGCAATTCGTGATGCAAACGCATTGTTAGCTTCTCAACAAGCTCAAGCTACAGCGGGACAACAAGCTACAGGTGGAGGTTTTGACGTTAATGCATCGCAACAAGAGGCTTTGGCTAATATAGGCGCAGCACAAAGTATGCTTCCAACAACTCCAGCTAATGTAATGGCTCCAGCAACCCCAGTAAATCCAGTTTTGTCAGGTTTTGCTGGACAAAACGCGAAGAAATCTAATATATTCTCACTTCCTAAATCATCCGATCTGAAGTTCGGTGGAGTTTAAATTATGCCAATCAGCTATTCATCAGAGGGGTATAAAGTAACACCTCAACTCGCCAATCTTGGCGCATTGCAAGCCTTGCAGCCACTTGACGTAACTAGACGAGCTTCATTTGAGCCTCGCGCATTGACGCCAATTAATATACCTGCACCACCTCCGATGATAATCCCACCATCTTCACGACCTGAGTTAGTGACTGAAGGTATTTCTAAAGGTTTACTTGCTGCTATTGGTGGTATTACTGAAGGTGTTACAGCAAAGTATAAAGGTGACAGAGAGCTTGCTGCTGAAGGAAGGAAGTATGCTCACGAAAAAGAATTAATGACAATTAGGGCATCTGCAAAAGATGACACTTTAGAAAGACAAAAGGCTTTAATTGATTATAGAGCAACAAAAGAAAGACTTAAAGGTTCTCTTGGAGATAATTATCCAATTTATTTAGATGGTCAAACTGGCGAAGTAAAGCAAGATTCCGAATCTGACGTTATTGATGGTGATGTTGGTGGTGATGTTAGTGATTCCGCAACACAAATTGATTTTGACACTCCGTTACCTGAACTTGGGTCAGAAAGTGATTCATTGGGTGCAATATCTCCAGCACAAGCAATCCAAGAACGAGTTGCAGCTCAAGCTAAAGGTCTTGAGAATTTGTCACCAGAATATATTTCTGCATCAACGAGTGGAGCTAATGTTGCTCCAGAAGTTCCAACTGAATTTTCTTTAAGTGGAATTAAAACTTCATTTGTTCCACCTGAACAATTAGCAGAAGCAAAACAAGTCAGAGGTGAATTGCGTAAAACACTAGCTGGACTTGAAGCACCTAAACCAGTTAAACAAACTCAAATTGAACCACAAAGACCCGGATTTTATCCAATTGAAAAAGCTCAAGAAGAGGCAAGCAGAGAAATACCCGGATGGAAACCTGCTGAAATTGACGAAAAAACAGTAAAAACGGTTGGCGGTCAAACTTTCTTCTTGGTTAAGCCAAGGAAAGCATTGAGTCCAAAAGAACTTGCTGAAGAGAAAGCGGCGGTATCAGCACCCATTTTATCAAAAGATCAAATTACGGTTTACGATAAATTAGCGTCAAATGTTCAACAAAATCCATTGATTAAAAATGCAATTGATGCAAAAAGCTCTCATGAAATTGTAAACACTTCATTAGCTGAAGGAACTGGATTTGGTGATATTTCTGCTATTAACGCATTTCAAAGAATGGTTGATCCCGGAGTTGCTGTTCGTGAAGGTGATGTTACATTGTTGCAAACAGCAATTCCACGTTTAAAACGACTTGGTTTAACTGTAGAAAATCTTGTTGTTGGAGATAGATTGACTCCAGAAGCTAGGAAACAAATAAAAAATCTTGCATCAAACCTTGCTAAAACTCGCGTTGAATCTGCAAAAGATTCTATTTCTGATTTGCGTGAAACGGCAAAAGATGCTGGTATAAATCCAGACAGAGTTATTAGGGAATTGAAAATACAAGTTCCAAAAGAGGAAGCTCAAAAAAACGAAATATCTTCGTTGTCAATGGATCTTGAACAAACTCCAGTTGACCAAAGACAATCTCCAGAGTTCCTAGCTAAACGCAAGGCATTGTATGAACTTATAAAACAAGAAGAGTTGAAAAAGAAAAAACCAACTCCTGTCACTCCAGTTTCTCAACCAATTCAGCAACCTATATTTCAACCAGCAACACCTAGATCAACTGGAGAAACATTAGAATCATTTATCGGAAATAAATAAAATGGCAATTCTTGATGAAATCAAGGCTGAAGTAGAGTCCGAACTATCTCAACAACCTCAAGAAGAAAAGCCAAAAAGCATTCTTGATGAAGTTACGCAAGAAGTAACACAAGAACTAGATCAAAAGCCTGAGCTTTTTACTGAAACTGAACAACCTCAAGAAGATTTCTTTGACGTTGCTGAAAAAGCACTTGAGCCAGTTCCAACTGCTGCTGAAAAGACAAGCGGAGACATTTTTCTTAATGTTATCTCACAAAAGAGATCAAATGAACTTGATGATGAAGACAAAAGTTTATTCAACTCATTAAGTGATGACGAGCAATATAAGGTAGCTCAAGCTCGTAAAGATATTCCGCTGGATGACGCTCAAGCAAGGCGTATCTTTGACGTTGAGAAGTCAAAAATGCCATCTATTCCGTCTTCATGGGAAGATTGGTACAACCTTGGTGGTGACGCTGTAGATGTCATCAAAGGAGTTTCTAAAATACCAGTAAAGGTTGGTCTTGGAGCCGCTGAACTTGGTAGAGATGTTGTAAAAGCAACTGACATGACAGTCAGTGATGAAGAAGCAGCAAAGAATCTTCAAAAAGCCAAAGGATCATTTTATTCTTTCATGGCTCCAGCCTTTGAAATACCTGAAGATGTTATTTGGATGGGTGAAAAAGCTAAAGAAGGTGGATTTGGTTGGGCTGATGCTGTTGGTGAAAAGATGGGGTTGGTCAATCCAGAGGATCGTTTTGAACGCTGGAAGGGGCGTAGGATTGTAGATCAAGCTCACGCTGAATATTTCCGTGAACATCCTACTATTTACGGAAGATTGCTTGATAGTCCTCTTGCAAAAGATGCTTTGACGTATATTTCCAAATCTCAGATGGAATCGCCTGAAGAGTTGGCTGCAAGAACAAATGTAAGCGTTGAACAGGCAAAAGCTCAACAAGACGAAATGGCTCGCGGTATCGTTGACAAACTTACATCTGAAATGGAGTCTGAGCTTCCAGAAGAAAATGCCCGTGTAAGGATTGCTGGTGAATTTTTGCTTCCCGGTGAGGTAGGCATGGGAACAATGGGGGCGGTTAGCCTTGGATACAAAGGTGCTAAAAACATCGCTCAAGGTCTTAAATACATTGGCAAATCTGCTGATGAAATTGCTGAAATCAATAAAGCTGCTCAAGTATTACAGAAATCAAAACTTGATGAGATGCTTAAAAGACGCACTGAAAGAGCAACAAGCGTTGCAAAAGGTGCAGAAAAAATTGAAGAGGTTATTCAGAGATTTAAACCAATCGCTGAAAAAACAACTGGAGTTTTAGGTAAAATAGCATCTCCAACTATTGGAGGTATTGCAGGGTATCAAATGTCTCCAGAAAATCCATTGGCTGGAATTTTGACTGGTGCTGTTGGAGGTGTTGCAGCTAGATCTGCATTGAAAGGCATTAAGTTTGGACTTGAAGTGCCTACGCTTGTAAAAGAAGTGGCAGAAGCAAGAAAAGTAGCACCATTGGGTAAAACATTTGAAACCCTTGGTCAATCTGCTGAAGGTTCTGCATTAAAAGCAAAACTTCCTTCTCGTGGTGGAAAGACAATTGATAACATCCTTTCAAATTCTGTTGAATACGCAAAGACTGGAATCCACGGAACAACACTTGCCCTTGCCACTGGTGCGCTAGAATCCGCTTCACCTGAAGAAATGAAGCAAATGCTTTCAGATGGACTTGCGATTACCCTTGGTGGTCGCGCATTACAGCACATTAAAGGTAAGTTCATGGGAGTTGATCCCGTTATTGCACAACGTGAACGAATTTCTGATGATTCAAGAATACGCAGAAGGTATCAAGAAGCAGATCCAGAAACGCAAGCTAATATCGATCAAATTTCTGATTTTGATAATGCAATTGCATTTAGACAAAGCAAACTTGACGAAAGTCAAACTGCATTAAATGAAGCAATCGCATCAAATAAATCTGAAGCAATAAAAGCTGCGCAAGAAAATCTTGATTTACAAAAAAGGCAACTTGACGCAACAAAACGCGCAAATGTTCAAACGCGCAATGAATTTGGCAGGGAGTTTCTTAAAACATACGCTAACCTTCAAGACATCACCAATGGTGTTCTTAAAAGCGGTCAGAACAATGTTGGATTTAACATTCTTTCCACAGATCAAATTTATCAAAAACTGCGTAATAATCCAGCGCATAGCAATGTTCCTGATGCTGATCTAGCTCAAATAGCAGCACAGGCTGGTTTTTATTCAAATCCAGCGCAAGAAGGCGTTGTATTTGATAGAAGGAAACCATCGATTGTTCTGAATGCAGATTCAATCCGTGAACGAATCAAATTGTTTGGTGAAACTCCAATTGAGGCATTGGCTCACGAAACAGGCCACTTCATGGGTGTTGTTCCAGAATTCCAAGATGCGCTTAGTGGTGTTAGGTCAATGCTTTTCCAAAATGACATCCGCGATGCTGCTGGAAACATTAAAGCAACAACTCCCGGTATTTTCTCAAAAGCAAAACTTACTGAGCTTTTCAATGATGGATACCTTCGCCATTTAGACCCAGAAGGAAAAGAGGCATTTGCAAAGCTAAACAAACTTTGGGATGAATCCCGTGGTCAGTTAGATGAAAACAAAGTTGCTGACTACATGAAAAATGAAGTTATGTCAGATTTGCTTGGTGAAATTACAAGCAGACACCTTGCTAAAGATTTAGATTCCGCAACTCTTGCTATGTGGGATAGGGCAAGGATCAAAGCAAAGAAAAATCTCCTTGATCGTACAATCAATCGTTTTTACGGTCTTGGTGGAAGTGGCGACATTGTAACAGCGTCAAATACACGCGCAGAATTCCCGCCAGAGGCCATGGCGGCAGCAAGAGACGCAATGCGCCAGATTGTTGCCTTAAATGGCGAAATTTCGCCTCCTGTGGAAGCTCCGCAGATGCCGAAGATAAGCAAAGCGCAGATGATGAAAAATTCTGCGTTGATTGAACGATTTGGAAAAGACTCTCCGTTATTCAAAACAGAATTTAAATTAAAAGTATTTGATAAAGACGGAAATCAGATTGGCGAATCAATGCCAGTCACAACGCCTAATCCACTGGAAGGAACATTTCAGAATACCGATGGTGGATTTAAAAAACTTTCTGGATATGGTGACATTCCAGTTGAAGCGCAAGGATTGCAAGTTCCCGAAGGTGGAACTCTCGTTGTTTCGCGTGATTTAGCAATGGAGCCAGATGGGGTAACACCCATAATGTATAAGGCAAAAGATGCAAAAAAACTTGCGGCAGATAGAAGAAAACTAATCACGGAATCATTGGATACTGACGATTATGGAACTCCTAATCGATTTGAAGCAGTTTCAGAGGATTCAGAAACGTATCGCGGAACATTTACTCCAGCACAGATTCAAGCAATCAAAGATATGCCTGAAAGTCTTATTCCAAAGACTCTGAAGGAAAATATGCTGAAAATGAACGAAGCCATTGCTCGCGGTGATGGATCACGTTTCATTGTCGATTATGCAGCGGTTATGAATGACAACGGAAAGTATCAAGCATTTTCACCAAAAATGTATGATCTTGTTCCAATCGGAATGCACTTGTCAAAAGCTGGAAACTTTCTTGTTACAACAATTTCAGTTGGAAGAATCTTTGATAAAATGCGCTTGTGGAATGAGCGTATGCCGGGGCGTTTACGTTACTGGGATAACAACCTTGAACGCACTTTTGATGATTTCACAAAGTATTTAAACAACTGGCAAAGAGGTGAAGCTGGTGAAACTGGGCTTGATGCTGATAAGCAAATTGCGTTGCAAAAGAAGAATATATTCAATGATCTTCTGAATCTTTACGACAAGGCAAGTGAATATACTAACCTTGACAGAACAACTATTCCACGCAGAAAAGGTGATCCAAGGGGTAAAGATGCTAACCGCACAATTATGTCCGTGCGTGTTGACCATATTGCAGAGTTGCTTGAAAATCCAAACGCAACTAAAATGCCAGTTAATTATGGGTTTGCAAAAGCTAACTTCATGCCAGAACGCATGGAAGGTGAAGCTCCAAGGCAGGAAAATGATAAGAGAAAAAACATTGGAATTAGTTTCATGCCTGAAAGGGAAGAAGATTACGCATATCGAGGAACACATAAATCTCCAGATCAAGAAAATGGTTCTCCATTCAATGAAGTTACAAAAGGAATTTACCCTGATGATTTTTACACACTTTCATTTGATAAAGCATTACAATATTATGGTTCTGGAGAACCAAAATCTGATGCAGAATCATTGTATGCAATCCGATCTGCAAAAGGAAAAGCTAATGCAAAAGTAAAAGTTTATCGTGCTGTTCCGAAATATCTTGGTGAAGTTGATCCAGTAAAAGCTAAGGAAATTGAAGATAGAATTTCAAAATTTGAAAAACTAGCTAAATTAAACCCTTGGTCTGAAGATTTCAAAAAACAATTAGATGAAGCGTTGTCAGAAAGACCACAACAAATTACTGCAATCAATGCTGGTGATTGGGTTACGCCTTCTCGTTCTTATGCTGTAGATCATGGCGAAAGTGCATTGAACGGAGAGTATAAAATACTTTCAAAATCTGTTCCAGCATCGCATTTGTTTACTGAAGGTAATTCATTGTCAGAATTTGGGTACAATCCTCCAGCACAAAAAGGCGTTCAATTCATGCCAGAGCGTCCAGCCGAAGAGGAACGCATCGTTGCCGCGACCTACACCGATCCTCGCACTGGCGAAGTTCGTGAAGGTGTAAGTCACATGGCAGCAAATCCCAATGCTCCTGATGAACAGACTGATCGTGAATCGCGCTACTATGGTTTTAAAACAGACACAGGGCGTGTTGTAGATCGTGAGGAGGCATATCGTATTGCCGAGGCATCTGGACAACTTAAAGAGGCAACCAGCGAGGAAGACACGTTCAATACTGATAGAGGCGTTCTACACAGCAACATGGTGGAGATGGAGCCTGCTATTCGAGAAAAAACTGAAATTTCTCCGAAGATGGATGCTGACACCATCAAACCCGCTGATATTGAAACAAGTGCAAAACCTGATACTGACGCAGTTATTAAGCCATATAGCAACGCTCTTGTTAGCTCCGCAGGGTTAATTAACTTCCTGCCAGCGTATCATGGCACTCCATTTGACGTAGACAAGTTCAAGTTGGAGAAAATCGGAACTGGTGAAGGAGCGCAAGCATATGGATGGGGTTTGTATTTTGCTCAAGCTAGAAAAGTTGCTCAAGATTACAAAGAGAAGCTAACCGATTGGAATTCTCCCGGAATATACGATTGGAAAGGAATGTCACTACGAAGCGACGATTACAAAAACCCAATCCGTCATGCGATTTCATTAGTTTATCATCAAGGAATAAATAAAGCAAAACAGATTGGTAAAACTTTACAAAAAGACTCTGAAAAAGGTGAGCCATATACTGTTGAACAAGGTGGACTTGAATACGCTAAAAAGTTTAATGATGCGTTGAGCCAAGTTAAATCCAAAAAAGAAATCACATTTGAACAAGGCAACCTCTACAAAGTTGATCTTGACGTAAAAGACGAAGACTTGCTTGATTGGGACAAACCTTTGAGTGAGCAGAGTGAGAAAGTGCAGAAAGCATTGGCTAAATATGCTGCTAAAGGCGATCCTATTTTGGAGGAATTATTTGCTTCAGAAATAACTCCAGATTATCTTGGTGTTACAAAAAAAAGCAACGGATCACAAATTTACAATACAATTGCAAGTGGTAATCCTAAAACAGCATCCGAAGCATTGCTTGCAGCAGGCATTCCCGGCATTCGTTACCTTGACGGAACATCGCGTTTAAATCCTAAAACTTTAGAAGAAGCAAAAGCTCGCGTAAGAATAGCTCAACGCGATTTAGATTCTAATCCGTCAAACGCAATTCTTTCAAAAATTCTAAAAGACGAACAAAATAGACTCGCTACACTTGAAAAAGAGCAACAAAAAAACACATACAACTATGTTGTTTTCGACGAAAATCTAATCAAGATTCTTGATAAAAACGATAAACCAGTTGAAGGAGATTTGCCAAAACAAGTTGAACAAAAACAAGAAGACAAATAAAAATAATAATATGCCATTACGAAAATGCGCCTCACAGAATTGCTTTGAACGCAATTTGAAAACTGAAATCAAATCAGGAAAAAGCCAAAAGCAGGCTCTTGCCATAGCATACAGCATCCAACGCAAGGCGAAAGCTAAGAAGAAAAAATAATATGGAAATTGAAGATTTAAAAGACCCAAGCGAAGTAACTGCATTGTTCATTGACCATGGGCTTTTCATTTCACAAGCTCTAAAACTGGCTCAAACATTCAAGAAAGTTTACTCATACACGCCATGGGAATCAGCATTCCCAAAGATGACCAGTATGATTGGCTATGGTTACGATGAAATCGAGCTTGTTGATTCCATCTTCGGCTCACATTTCGATGAGATTGATTTGTTCGTATTCCCAGACATTAACCACGGGCCATTGCAACAATATCTAGTTGACCAAGGTAAGACAGTATGGGGTGGAAGGCTAGGAGAGTGCTTAGAGCTTGATCGTGAAGGAATGAAAGAGATTCTTGTTGCGTTGGATCTCCCTGTTGGAAAGTTTGAGCATATCAAAGGAATTGACAACCTCAGAACATATCTAAAAGAGAATAAAAACGTATATGTTAAAATCAACAAGTGGCGCGGAACCTTTGAGACTTTTAAGAGTGAAAACTACCAGCAAGTTGAGCCAAAACTAGACGAGGTAGAACACAAGCTGGGGCCACTTAAACACGTCATTGAATTCACGGTTGAAAATGAGTTGACCGAAAAGAATATGTTTGAAGGTGGCACTGACGGATACGTCATTGACGGCAAGTATCCATCGAAGCTGATGTCTGGAATCGAAGTGAAGGACTTGGCATACGTTGGCGTGTTTACTGACTATCTTGACATTCCAGAACCTATTCGCCGCTTTAACGACAAAATGAAGCCAGTTTTTGCTGCTTATGGTTATCGTGGTTGGATGTCAACCGAGGTTCGCATTGGTAAAGATCACAACCCATATATGATTGATGGGTGTATGCGTTCGCCAAGTCCACCTAATGAACTATGGCAAGAGCTTTATAGCAACTTTGCTGAAATTGTATGGTATGGTGCAAACGGAATCGTTGTCGATCCAGAACCAACTGCTAAATATGGTGCAGAAGTTCTGATCCATTCATCGTGGGCATCTGGAAACTGGCAACCAGTTGACATTGATCCAGACGTTCGTGACTTTGTGAAACTTCGCAATTGCATGAAGATTAACGGACGTGAATACATCTCTCCTATGGGTGATGGATTGCCTGAAATTGGCGCAGTAATCGGTATGTCCGATAAGTCGATTGAGGACGCTATTGAGAACGCCATTGAACATTGTGACGGCGTATCTGGATACTACCTAGAAATGCCTACATCAGCTACCGACAAGGCTCTTGACGCTATTCAAAAGATGGACAAACTTGGATTAAACTATTTCACATGAGTCACGAAGATTGGACAATTTTAATGATGGCAATCATCTCCTTTATCGGAGGTGGATTTTGCATTGGGATTGCGCTTTGGTGGGAATGAAACCATTTGACGAGAAGCCTGAAGATAATACGCTGAAAAAATGATTACGTTAAAGTCTGTTGATCCAGTATCCATGCGATATGTGACTACTGGCGACTGGGAATGGTTGCCTAACGGCGAGTTGAAATGCTCTGTTGCTGAGTACGGTAATCCAGATGGCGAGTTTCTCGTAAACCTACACGAAATGGGTGAGGCATGGTTATGCCGCAAAGCTGGAATCCGATAGGATGAAGTGTCATCGTTTGACATTGCAAATCCGGGGATACTTGAACCCGGAAATCATCCAGATGCCCCATATCACAAACAGCATGAAATAGCCAACCAAGTAGAAAAGATCGTTTGTGAGGCAATGTCGATTGATTGGGAGGCACACAACGACTGGGTTCAACGAGCAGGTGACGAAGTAGAGGAAAAGTCATTCCATGAAGTGCCGTCAATCCTAGTTTATGGCCCTCGATTTTGGGCTGAGTTGCATCTTTATGGTGTTCGCCATCGCGGTAAAAATTCCACGGGGTGGTTCAATGAGTGGAGGGAATCGTTGCCATTTGATGGATGTCCGTGCAAAGAACATCTCGATGAATGGATTTCCGAAAATCCTCCAGATTGGAAAGAGTTTTTCACATGGGGTATTGACCTCCACAACGCAGTAAACTTGCGGATTGGTAAGCCAACGATGGACATTGAAAACGCAAGACTATTGTGGACTCAAAAACATTTTTAGTTCGGTGAAAAGTTCGCAGTAAAGTTCGGTGAAAAAACTATTGCTTTTTTAAATCGAACAGATAGATTCACGGCATCGTTACAAACGATAATACATATATGAACATTATAAATACATTCACACAGATTCCAATCATCACAACTCTCCAGCATTGTTTAGACGCATTCATGGTGTTGATGCCAGTTGCCGTAGTAGCATTCGCAACCATGAGCATTCGCGCCAAATGAAGCGTTCTAAGAAAAGCCTGTATTCAGCAGCATCTCTTACTACATCTGGAATGGTAGATGAAAGAGACGTGTGGCTTATTAACCTAGCAGCTCAATTTGATCGAGCCTGCAATTACTTCTGGACAAAAACAGAAGAACGCAGAAAAGTGCAAGCTGAATTTAATAAAAATTGCAGCTATACGAATAATAAATATGCGAGTAAATAACCATCCAGCCTTTCCTGTCGCGGCATACCCCGGCGATCAGCATAGCCCAAAGGTGCGTCCTAATTCTGGAATGGGAATGCGTGATTGGTTTGCAGGACGTGCATTGGAAGGAATTCTATCAAATCCAGAGGAACTGGCAATGGAAGCACCACCTGAACAGATTGCTCGTATTGCATACAAGTTTGCAGATGCAATGTTAGAAGAAAGAGAACATCACCCATGAAAAGCCAAACATCATCCAGCTTGAAATTTGGATCTCCAATGATCGTTTCAAGTGCAGTAACAAAACCACAAAAAACAAACATCCGTGTGTCTATGCCTAAATTAAAAGCAAAGATGCCCAAACTACCAAAAGCAAAGAAATAAATATGAGCGAAGAAAACGAACTTGTAGGATTCGGTGAAGACCAGCAAAAAGCCATTGAACACGCAATCAAAGGCATTGACATTGACGCAATCAGCAAAGATGAAGTGTTCCTTGACTTCATTGGTCGATTGAAACGATTCAACTTTGAATGTTCAGTCGCATTGCATCTTCTCGAAAAGAAGACTCTTGCCGACATGGCTGAAAAAGCCGCTGAATCCACAGATGAAAGCAAAGAGTAGCTATACTCGCGTTGCTGGCAAAGGGAGTAAGGAAGCAATCGCTCCTCGCTCCCATGCCGCAAAGAAAGCTCCTAAAGGCACAAGTGGCGAGACTGGTGAAGCTGGACGTGCAAAGTCTTTCATTGTTAGACGGCATATGCTGTCAACCCGTGGAGAACAATGAGCATTATTAGTGACCATAACGGAGACATGGAAGGTTGCTGCAAGGCTTGTGGCACTGAGTGGCTCGACCACATGGGCGTTCAAGCAACTTGTTCAAGGCTGCAACAGGCGAATGAACTTCTTCTAATGGCACTGAGCTACGTTAAGCAACCAGAGTATTCAAGAGACATTGGTGAGCAAGAAATGTATTTCGACTTTCGAAAAGCAGTAGAAAAGTTTTATGGAAAACATTAAGAAATCCGAATGGTCTGGACAGGCTGGTAAGGGCGACGAAGAACGTCCAGTTGACAGAAAGAAGTATCGCGCAAACTTTGATGAGATCGACTGGTCAGCGCATAAGAAAGCGTCTTCACAAACTCACCCCGATAAGCGAACCTGAATGGACAGGTGACTCTTGTGGACGCGCAAGAGAAGGGTGTCTCTTTTTTTTAAAGGCTCGTAGAAGCCCATTCTAACGGCATCTGCGGATGTCAATCTTTTATTTTTCTAGCTGAAAAAATAATTGAAAAAAAATCTTGAGTTGCGAATTCGAGATACTAGATTGGTTTTCAGCAAGGCGATCACCGCCTAGCAAAAACCAAATACATACCTAATGAACCTTATAAATAAAACGCAGTCCGAAATCAAACAACACCTCAAGCGCACTCGCAAAACACGGGTTCGTGAACTTTGCTCCAAGCACAACACAACGTCATATTCTGAGGCCCAGTACTTCGACACGATTAACCTGTGCGCTCGCATCAACGCTCACCTCGCATCACTTAAAAAATAATACCATGACTGCACAAATCACAAAACGCGCAATCAATTCCGCAATCAAACGCGCAGGATTGCCTGTGATCATTCAAAATAACCGAGGCGGGTATTCGTATTTCACAAGCACCGAAACAGGCAACCAAGTGGGGGAATCCGTTTGCCTGTGCTACCTCAACCAGCAATCGATTGATCAATGGGTAGAGGATGCTCGTTACGCTATCGCCCAAGATCAACAAACCCAAGAAGCACGGAACGAACTTGCTATTTCCTAACATGAGCATCATCGAAACATTCACCCAAGTTCCAGTCATAGTGACGCTCCAGCAATCGCAATCCTTGGAGTAACATTCCTATTTACAAAAAACCAATGACAACAACATTCGCAATAGCACTTACCGCACTCACAATAGCATCCATGTTTGCCAGCTACAAGCTAGGCCAGCAAAATATGCTGGATCAGTTCGAGTACTATGCTAGGAAAAAAAAGCTTGAGTCAGAAAAGCTACAAACTAACCTCAACAACCTTCCCAAGTATACATTCTTGGGAGACGACAACGAAAACCAATAAATAAATACATATGAAAAACATCGCATCCGCATTAGTCAAGGCACAGAAGGCTTTCGGGCCTGCTCTTAAAACATCAACCAACCCTCATTTCCGCTCAAGGTATGCAGACTTGTCTGCTTGCGTCGAAGCGGTAATGGGTGGATTAAATGACAATGGAATCGCTCTAGTTCAACAGACTCACGAGTGTGAATCTGGAGTATTAGTAGAGACTCTTTTCATTCACGAATCTGGCGAGACATTTTCAGCAGGGAAACTGCACGTTCCAGCCAGCAAGAATGACGCAATGGGATACGGGTCTGCATTGACCTATGCCCGCAGGTACTCACTTATGGCAGCGTGTGGGATTGCGCCTGAAGATGACGATGGACAAGCCGCTTCTCGTGTTGTTGCGACAGTTAGTAAACCTGTAGCAAAAGTCATAAAGAAGGAGCCAGTCGTTCCAGTAAACATGGATGATATGCCAGATGCGCCTTGGGGAGATAACTGGTATTCTGAAGTCGAGGCAACCATCAAGGAGATCGACAAGGAAGCTACGTTATGGCTCATCAAGAAGGGTGCACTAGAAGAAGGCCAAACATGGCGTGAGTTAAAAGAAGGCCCATATCGCTCAAGGATTCTTTCCAAAGGCGGCGCATCAGCATTCGTTCAAGCAGTATTGACAACACTATGATCCGCCACTCATCACTACCTAAGTTAGCACAATGTGCCTGCTACGAATCTGCTTCTGGGGAGAGTTCCCCAGCGGCAGCCCGTGGAACAAAGATGGATGAGGCATTCCGTTTCGCACTTGCAGGAGATAGAAGCAAGATTGAATTGCTGGATACAAGTGAGGACAAGAAAGCTGTCATCTGGGCAGTTGATAAAGTGATAGAAATATCTGAAGGCAAGGGTATCCTATCCGATGAGTCCAAGCTCAAGGTGGCTACGCCCGGCATTGACCATGTAGGAACAGAAGATTGCAGGATTACATCATTGTGTGTTTCCTGCGACCTAAAGTCAGGCCAAGTTAGGGATTATGAAGATCAAATGGTTGCATACGCCTATGGAAACATGGCTAAGGAGTTCTGTAACGAGTGGACGTGCTATTTGATATTCTGCGATCAGCAACGGATCGTAAAACATTCATTCAACTACGAAGAAGCAAAAGCAAGGGTTGAAGAATTGCTTGAAAAGGCAAATGATCCAAACAAAAAACCAACTCCATGCGAGTATTGCAAGTGGTGTTCAAATTATTCAACGTGCAGTGCCATTTCAACAGCGGTTAACGATACCTTGGTTGTAGTGGACAGCGACCTACAGGCCAACGTATCGCAATTAAAGGAGTATTTGGCATCAGACCCAGAGCGCATAAGCGTATTTGTAAAGAAAGCAAATATCTTCAATGAGTTAGTGGACTGGGCAAAGGATTTGATCCGTGAACGCCTGACTAACAATGAGCCAGTTGTTGGTTACAAGCTGCAAAACTCCAAGGGAATTGAGTATTGCGGAGCGGAAGCTCTTTATTCAGCAACCGAAACATTGAGCAAGTTTGAGATAATCGACTTATTCGGCGGTAAGATCAAAGCAAATGATCTGCGCGAGTTTACGGAAAAGAAAGGCATTCCGTTTGACTTTGAGACATATCGAACCAAGGACAGGGTTAGCTTGGTAGAAGATAAGCCTAAAAAAGAAAAGAAAACTAAATAAATAATATGGAAGCTATAATTGAAATTGAAGACGCTGAAGAAGTTGAAGAGAAACGCTACAGGCACAAATTTATTGATACTGAGTACCTAAAATCAAAAAAACAAAAGACTTGGATTGAAGAGATTGAATTAGTTCCAGACTACAAAGTCCGTTGCGTTGCGGCAAGGATTGTCTGGTGGGATTTCTTCTCAATTAAAACGTGCAACACTGGATGGGATCAGTTGGATAAATACGTCCAAGCTCCAGAGTTTCCAGACGTTAGCATGGATGACGTTGTTGGCGAGTTGCTGTCATTCGGATATTCGATGGAACGTATTAAATATCGCTTGAAAGGAGTAGAATGAACGGCATACAACTCAAGGAACGTGGATGCGCCAAGGTGAGTGAAAATACTCCAGACAAGTGGCGTAATGAGGCTCTTAATATAATTACAGCAATGGCATCTTCTGGACTATCATTCCATGCTGAAGACGTGAGGAGCCTAGTTGGTGACCCACCTAACCATCCTAACGCATTCGGAGCTATATTCAATACTGCATCCAAGGCAAAGGTAATCGTTCGTATTGGAGACGTATTAGCCAAGCGTAACAACGCTCACGCAAGGAGGATTTCGCTTTACAAAGGAGCAAGATTCGCTTAGATTAGTGTAGCTTCATTTGAAGCGCATCGTTTCAAACCGATGTAAAACACAAAAAACAATTTGCCTTGGCGGATGCCTGTGCCTTTCGGTATAGGAGTTTGACTTCCGCCGAGGCTTTTCTATATCAAACTATGAAAATTAAACGTCCAGCATTTCAGTTCTACCCCGGAGATTATTTAGGATCTCAAAGAGTCGCATTGATGACACTTGAAGAAGAAGGCGCATATATTAGGTTGCTTTGCTATTGTTGGCAGCACGGAAGTATTCCATCAAATCCAGATCAAATTGCTCGATTGATTGGTAAGGGTGCTTCAACCACCCTTGCAACCACCGTTGCAACCATGTTTCAACCACACACAGAAAATGCTTCATTGTTGGTTCACGAAAGACTTGAACAAGAAATATTGAAACAAAACGAATGGGCTAGGAAAAGTGCTGAAGGTGGTAAGAAGTCTGCCGAAATGCGTAAAGCACTTAAGGGTGGTTCAACCACCGTTACAAGTGTGGTTGAGGATTGCTTGCCAAATGGTATTAACCAAAACGCAACACTTCTTCTTCAGTCTTCTTCTTCATCTTCTTCTTCTACTTCTATTACAAATACAGAAAAGAAAACTGAAAGCGTAATCCAGCCTTTCGAGGTTACAGATCAAGTCTGGAATGATTTTCTAAAACTAAGAAAAGCAAAGAAAGCACCATTGACCCAAACAGCATTAGATGCCATTGAGAGAGAAGTTAAAATTTCAGGCTGGACATTGGAGGATGCTCTGACAGAATGCGTCTCCCGTGGATGGCAAGGCTTCAAGGCTAGTTGGGTTGCTAATCAATCAAACCAACAGGATGAGTATCCGCAACGGGCTTGTTAATAAATATGAAAAAAATAAATATGAAAAAAATGAAAAGAAACGCATTAATTGGAATTTATCCAGAAAAAGGAGATGATAGTAATCCAATTTACAAAGAAATGAAATGTTC